GATACTGAAGCATTTTGGTTTAATCTTCAACAAAATATGGTTAAGATTTATGACACTATAAAAGAAGAAGCACTAAATGTACATATATGGATAACATTTCAATTAGCAAAATCAAGTAGCAAACAAAGATGTTATACGCAAGAAAATATAGGTTTAGCAAAGAATATTATAGATGTAGCTTCAACTTGTATAATGATAAGAAAATTATTTGAAGACGAACTCGAAGGTGGTAAAAATGAATTAAAAGTATTTAAAACATCTGGGAAAAGTGGGAAAACAAAAATACCAGTACCATTGGATAAGAATAAGCATTATCAGCTATTATTTGTTGTAAAAAATAGAGAAGGTGGATGTAACGAATATGCTATAGTTGTCGAACATGATATGAGTAAAAATATTTATAATGAAGTTGGAATTTGCGTAGTACCAGTAGATTTTTGATAAAATGAGGTGATAAAAATTAATGGTTATGAATTAAAACAGTATATAATAGAAAACAATAAAATTGAATATGTTTTAGAGGAAATAGGATGTACACACATTAAATCATATACTAAAGAATATAGGTGTAAAACACCAACACATGATAATTCTACATCTACATCTATAAAAAAAGAATCTCTTTCAATAACTATTTATGGAAAAGATGATAAAATAACAGGGGATATATACACTTTAGTTATGGATATTAAATCTTTAATATTTCCTAAAGCTGTTAAATATATACATGAAATATTAGGATTAAAATACTATGGAATAAATACTAAATCAGAAACCAAAGAAAAAGTTGATATATTAAAAGTATTTAAAAAGGCACTTAAAAAATATAAAGATTATTATGACGAAGAATTAAAAGTATTAAGTGAAGATATAACTAAAGAGTATGAACAAATGCCATATATAGAATGGGTTAAAGAAGGAATACTTCCTTGTACTCAACAAACATTCGGAATAGGATATAGTGCTAAAAGCAATAGGGTAGTTATACCTCATAGATATTGGTGTGGAAATGAAAATGATTATGTAGGACTTATAGGAAGAACCTTAATTAAAAATTACGATATGTTTGATATACCGAAGTATTTTCCATTATATAAATATCCTAAAAGTCAAAATCTATATGGATTACAAGAGAATTATAAAGGAATACAAGAAAAGGGATATACAGTTGTATATGAAAGCGAAAAGTCTACACTTAAACGCCATAGTAAAAAAGACTATACAGGAGTATCATTGTTTGGTCATGAATTATCTATAGAACAAGCAAAGATACTTATAAGCCTAAATGTAGATATAATAATTGCTTTAGATAAAGATATTTCTTTAGATTTTGTAAGAAGTATATGTGAAATGTTTTATGGAATCAGAAATGTATACTATATTTATGATGAATATGGATTGTTAGGAGAAAAAGAAAGTCCAGCAGACAAACATGAAAAAATCTATAAAGTGTTATTCAATCGAAAAGTCAAATATAACGAAAATGAACATGAAGAATATTTAAAATACTTAGAATCAAAGGAGATTAAATAATGGGTTATTACAAGGAAGATAAATTTAATTATTATATTAAAATAATTAAAGATAATAATTCAGATATAAAACTATTTAATAATTCAAAAGACACTTTAACCTTTGAAGAATATAAAGGCGTAAAATCTTATTATTATATAAAGTGTGATATTTGTGGAACATATGTTAGGAAAACATTAGATAATACTGTTAACAATAAATGTTATACATGTAACGATTGTGCTAGTAAGATAACAGGAGATAAAAATAAATTATCATTTAAAAAAGCCATAAAAAGAGTTGAGTTATTAAAATCTGAAATAAGATTAGATCTATCTCATTCTATAGTAGAAAAAGAATGGAATAAAGTTATAGATAAATATTGGTTTAAATGTACAAAGTGTGGTCAATGGATGTTTAGAGAATATAGATTATTTGTTGATAAGGGTGGAAATATTTGTGGAGATTGTGGTGGACAAACCTCATGGGATATAGTTTCTGCCAAAACCAAAATAAAAGAATTAGGAAGTGAATTAATAAATGATGAATGGTTGGGAGTTGACCATAGATATATGTTTAGATGTATTAAATGTGGTGGTTTAACCAATAAAACTTTTGATAAATTTGTTAATAGCAATCAGCGTTTATGTAATTCATGTTCTGGATCAAAAGGAGAAATTATTATACAAAAGACATTAGAAGAACATAACATTAAATTTATTCCACAATATAGATTCGATGATTTAAGAGGTGAGAATAAACAATTTTTAAAATTTGATTTTGGTATTTTGGATTATAATGATAAATTAAAAAATCTAATAGAATATCAAGGTGAGCAACATTATTTTCCAGTAGATTTTGCAAATAGAGGTGAAGAATGGGCTAAGGAGCAATTTCAAAAAAATCAATATAGAGATAATATGAAAAGAGAATATGTATCAATTAAAAATATAGAACTATTAGAAATTCCATACTGGGATTACAATAATATAAAAAAGATATTAGGAGGTTTATTATGGGAGAAAGAAAATCAAAAGAGTATTTAAATAAATTAAAAAATAAACTAGGAGTAGATATAATTTATTCATGGTCAAGATATCATTCTTACTGTAATGATAGTTATAGTTATTTATTAAAATATATAAAACACGAGAAAGAAGTAAAAAAGGATGGTATATATGGAGTTTCAGGTAATGTATGCCACGATATCATAGAACGTTATTATCTAGGTGAATTAAAATATGAAGATATGCTAAATGAATATGAAGAAAAATTGTTTGAAATGAATGCAATGGAATTAAAATATAATAGAATTGACGAAGAAGCAAATAAAAAGATAGCAGATAAATATGAAAATAATATAAGATTGTTTTTTCAACAATATAAACCTATTGAAAGTAAAATGGTATTAGAACAGTTTGTAACAATTAAAGTAGGTAAGTTCTATTTTCAAGGTTATATAGATTTTGTACATAGAGATACAGAAGGTAATTACATAATAGAAGATTTTAAAACTTCAACTATTTACACAGGAGCTAAAAAAATAGCCGAAGGTGGACAATTAATACTATATTCAGAAAGTCTTATACAAAAAGGAATCCCTTTAGAAAAGATTAAGATTAGATGGAATTTTCTTAAATATTGTAGCATTGAAAGTGACTTGTTTAGTATTGATAAGGAAACAAAAAAGAATAAAACAAAAAGTAAAAATTGTTCAAGAGCAACATGGGTAAAAGAAAGTGAAGGGAATATAAAAAAATGGTTAACCAAAAGTGAGATGTATGATGAATTAGAAATTGAAGATATGATGCAAACTTGTATTGAAAATAATAATTTAGAAACACTTCCACAAGATATACAAGATAGATTTAGAATGGAAGATTGTTATGTTTACTTAGAATTAACACAAGAAATGATAGATGATTTAAAAGATAATATAATCAATACTTTAGAAGATATAGAAATTAAAACTGCTAAGACTAAAGATATATTAAAAACATTAGAAAGTTTAGACAAAATAAAAGATAAACAACAAATTAAAGAGTTAAATCAAGAAATAGATGAAATGTTTTGGAGTGAAATTGATGCAAGTAAAGAATATTACTACTATAATCTAATGCCTTATACAAGACAACAGCACAAACCTTTTGATGAATACTTAAAGGACGTTAATATGTTTGTAGAAGATAGCTTTGATAAAGAAGAAATAGGTGACGGCTTAGATTGGTTAAATGATTTGTAAGAAAGAGGTTGTTTAAATATGAGAAAAACTAATAGAATTGGAGAAAATAGTATAAATAAACAAGGATTAAAAATGAAAATAATTGAATATAGAAGGAATGATGATATTACAGTAAAGTTTGAAGATGATTATGCTTGCGAAAGCCAATATGTACTTTTTCAAAAAGGTTCTATTAAGAATCCTTACTTTAGAGAAACACAAGGAGTTGGATATATAGGAGAAGGCAAATATAAACCAAGTATTAATAATAAATTAACTATTCAATATAAATATTGGATGTCTATGTTTTATAGGTGTTATAACGAAGACTATCATAAAAAAGAAAATACTTATATAGATTGTTTTGTTTGCGAAGAGTGGCATAATTATCAATCATTTGGAAAATGGTTTGATGAAAATTACTATGAAATAGAAAATGAAGTTATGCAAATAGACAAAGACATACTAATTAAGGGAAATAAAATATATAGTCCAAAGAATTGTGTATTTGTTCCTAGATCAATAAATAATTTATTTGTAAAAAACGATAAAGTTAGAGGAAAATATCCTATTGGTGTTACTGAAAGAAACAATGGATATCAAGCAAGATTAAATAAAAATACAAAAGACATCAAACTAAGAATAAGCTTAGGTGTTTTTGATACTCCACAACAAGCATTTAATGCTTATAAAATAGCTAAAGAGAATTATATTAAAAAAGTTGCTAATGATTATAAGGGCAAAATACCAAACAATTTATATAATGCAATGATAAATTATAAAGTTGAAATGACAGATTAAAAAATTTTATAAAAGAGAGTGGTGAAATTTTATGGAAGAAAACTACATTGTACATCATTTACATGATGACACATCTAACTGTAATGGATATGCTGATTCATGTACTAAATATGAAGAATATATTAAATTAGCAAAAAAATGTGGAATGAAAGCAATAGCATTCAGTAATCATGGTGGTATATATGATTGGATTAAAAAGAAACAATACTGTGATAAAAATGGAATTAAATATATACATGGAGTTGAATTGTATTTATGTATTAATCTTCAGGACAATACTAGAGGATATCATATAGGATTGTATGGAAAGAATTGGGAAGGAGTTAAAGAACTAAATACTCTTATGTCAATGGCGACTTCAAAAGGAGTAAAAGAGGATAAATCAGATAGACACATGTATTATAATCCTAGAATATCATTTGAAGAACTCATGAATACAAGTGATAATATTATAATTACTACTGCTTGTTTAGCTTCTCCACTATGTAAATTAGGCAATAAAGATATATTAAATGACGTAGAAGGTAATGAAACCGAAGAAGGTAGAAAACAATATGAATATAATTTACAAAAAAGAGATGAATTATTACAATGGTTATCTAAACACAATGATAGATGTTTTTTAGAGATTCAATATCATAATTGTAATAGTCAAATAGAATTTAATAGTCAATTATATGAATGGTCTAAATTATATAATATACCACTAATAAGTGGAACAGATACTCATTCATCTAATAAATATAAAGCCGAATGTAGAACAGTTTTACAAAAAGCTAAAGATAGTTTTTATGGAGAAGAAGATGAGTTTGATTTAATATGGAAAACATATGATGAATTAGTAGAATCATTTAAAATACAAAATTCCTTACCATTAGAAGTTGTACTTGAAGCAATTAATAATACAAATGTTTTATCTAATATGGTAGAAGAGTTTACATTAGATAAAACATTTAAATACCCAAATTTATATGGTAATAATTCAAAATTATTATGGAAAAATAGAATATTTAAAATGTTAAAAGATAAAAAGGAACGCAATATTATAGATGTTTCTAAATTAGAAGAATACAAAAAAGCAATATTAGAAGAATTTGATGTAATGTCTAAGTTAGGAATGGAAAGTTTTATGATGTTTATGTCAGAACTTATGGAGTGGGCTAGAAATAGTGATATACATTCTAGCCCATGTAGGGGAAGCGTAGGAGGAAGCATTATAGCATATATAACTGATATAATTACTGTAGATCCTATTAAGTGGCACACAGTATTTTCAAGATTTTGTAATGCAGATAGAATAAGTCTTGGTGATTAAAATAACAAAATAGTTCTAAATAATAAATAAATATGATATAATAAATTAAAATAAAGGAGGTGAGAATTATGAATCAAGAGTATAAAATGAAAATTTCCAAGGAAACAATTATTGATATATATTATAATGAATATATTAATGGGACTTCTGCTTTAAAATTAGAAGAAAAATATGAATTAAGTAAAGGATATTTATATAGATGGTTTAATAAACTTGATTTACCCTTAAGAGATAATAGTGTTAATTCTAAACAATACAGTTTTAATGAAAACTACTTTGAAAACATAGATACCGAAGATAAAGCATATTGGTTAGGTTTTGTATATGCTGATGGCTTTATAACATCTAAAAGAAAACACGCTAATAGAAGTTTAGGAATTTCTTTAGGTATTAAAGACGAAAGTCATTTGCAAAAACTAAATTATTGTTTAAATAGCAATACACCAGTAAATAAATATATAGAAACTGCTGGATTTGGGATAGGAAATAAATATTGTAGAGTTATATATGTAAGTAAGAAATTAACAAATGATTTAATAAAACATGGTGTATATGAAAATAAAACTGATATAATAACATCTCCTAATACAATTCCTTATAAATATATAAAAGATTTTATTAGAGGATATTTCGACGGAGACGGAAGTATTTGGAAACAAGATAGTAATACACAAGTAAATATTGGTTTCGTTGGAACTAATGACTTGTTGCAGTTTATTATGAAGTATTTATTAGATAATAATGCTATATTAAGAGAATATCCTTTGAATAAAAGAAAATCTGAACAAATAGTTAGTAATTTTAAATTTGGTGGAAATTATAATTCGTTTAGATTTTTAGATTTTATATACAAGGACTCAAATATTTATTTAAATAGAAAGTATCATATTTATTTAGAATTAAAAGAACACATTGATAGTCACCCTATACAGTAATGTATAGTATAAAAAATTCGGTGAACTTATAAGTATAAGGTGTATAATCAACGAATAGTAATGCTAGGAAATGAGTATTAATGATTATGCTAACAGGGGAAGCCTTAACGTAAAGACGATGGTAATCCTGTGCCAAGCTTGTAGAGAAATCTACTTGAAGGTCAAACGACTAAAATGAGTTGGAATACAACTCTAAGAGGATTAAAGCATGGTGAAAGTCCAAATCCGTAGTGCCGAACTCCTATTTATATAGGATGAAGATATAGTCTACTCCGACTCTTAATTGAGTGTTAAAGTATTAGGAAACTAACGGTATCAAGGATTGATGAAGACTTTGCTCCAAAAGATAGAATAAAAGTATATAAGTATATCATAGAAAGATTTGGAAATAAGAATGTATCATATATATTATCACTTAGTACTATTCAAGATAGAGGTAGTATTGATGTATTAGCCAAAGGATTAAATTATAAAGACTTAGATTTAGTTAAACAGATTAAAAATGAATTTGATAATATCTTCGATGAGTATTCTAAAATAATACAAGAAGAAGTTAACTTGGAAGAATTAGACAACGCAACTTCTAAATCACCTAATTTTGATGATTACAAATTATATATAAATGTAATTAGAAATAAAGAAAAGTTAAAAAGAGTTAAAGAATTAAAAACGTTATGGGATACATTAAGAGAAGATAATAAAGAATTATTCTATTACTTTGATGGAATAAAAGGAACAGTTATAGCCAAAGGAAATCATCCTTCTGGAATGATAGGTAGTCCAATAACTCTATTTGATAATATGGGTGTATTTTATAAAGGAGGAGATGAAGATTTTCCTGTTTCATTTTGTGCTATGAAGGCAGTAGATTCATTGAATTATGTAAAGTTTGATATATTAGGACTGAAAACTATAGGTGTAATTCAAGATACATATAAATTATTAAATAAAAAATGGGAAGAAGCACATGAAATTAATTGGGACGATGATAATGTGTGGAGTGATATGTTAATTAGTAATGCTGGAATATTTCAATTCGAAGGAGATTATGCATTTGATTTATTATCTAAATTTAAACCACATGCAATAAACGATATGTCATTAGTAAATGCAAGTCTTAGACCATCAGGAAAGTCTTATAGAAATAGATTAATTAGTGGGGAATTTAATAAAAATCCATCTGAAATAATAGATAAGTTATTAGAGGCTAATAAAGGATTTTTGGTATTTCAAGAAGATTCGATTGCATTTTTACAAGAAATATGTGGCTTTAGTGGTTCTTTAGCCGATACTACAAGAAGAGCTATAGGAAAAAAAGACTTAGAATTACTAAAAGAACAACTCCCAAAAATATTAGAAGGTTATTGTAATAAATCAGATCAACCAAGAGAAATAGCTGAAAAAGAAGCAAAACAGTTTATACAAATAATTTCAGATTCCTCGGAATATCAATTTGGATATAATCATAGCACAGGATATTCAATGAATGGTTATATGTGTGCAAGACTAAGATATTATTATCCATTAGAGTATACTACTGCATATTTAAATAATGCTGAAGACCAAGCTGATATAGATAATGGAATAGCCCTTGCTAAAGCTAAAAATATAAATATACAAAATCCTAAGTTTAGATATTCTAAAGGTGAATACATGTGTGATAAAGAAACAAATACAATTTATAAAGGTGTTGGATCAATTAAATATTTAAATGAAACATGTGCAAATCAATTATATGAATTAAAAAACAATGCCTATAATACTTTTATAGATTTATTAAAAGATATAAAAGAAAAAGTAGATATAAATTCAAGACAATTAACAGCTTTGATTTTATTAGATTATTTTACCGAATTCGGTAAATCTAAAAAGTTATTAGAAGTATATAACAAATACACTGATTTAAGTAGCAGAAAACAATTCAAAAAAGTTGATTTAATAACAATGGGACTAACAGAGGATATTATAAAAAGATATGCTAAAAAAGAAACAGAAAAGATATTTAAAGAAGTTGATGTTGAATCTTTGATAAATGAACTCATAGAAAATATAGAAAACAAAGACGTACCTTTAAAAGAAAAAATATCTGCCGAAATAGAGTATTTGGGATATCCGATAACAAAAGTAGAAAATGATAGTTTATATTATGTTATAAAAATAGATGAATTTAAAAATAAGAAGTCAATAACAAGATATCTAACAATGTACGATTTACATACAAATGATTTAATAAAATATAAACTATCTGATTTCTTATATTTTTATGATAATCCAATTGAGGAAAAGGATATTGTGCAAATAACTAGTGAATCTAAAAAGCCTAAAAAGCATAAAGATGATAACGGAAATTGGAAAGTTGTGCCTAATGAATTTAATCTTTGTATAGACTCATGGGTATGTTATTAAATAAAATAAAAAGGAATGTGATTAAATGAGTAATGAAGTAAAATTCAAAGCAACGATAATAAGAAATAGATTTAATAGTGAAGATTTTAAAATATATGTAGCAGATGTTAATAAACAAGTATATAAGGATTTAAAAGGAAATAGAAATAATGAATATATATTAGTGGGAAATACTCCTAATCTAATTCCTGATGTAGAATATGATATAACTGCTGTTCCAGAGATAAATAAAAAGTTTGGAATCCAATATAAGGTTTTGACAGTAAAAAGAGATAAACCTACTGATTATAATAGTTCAAAAAGTTTCTTAGATGAGATATTAACTAAAGCACAATCAGAAGTTTTGTTATCAGTTTACCCTAATATAATAGATAAGATTGTGAAAAATGATTTAAGTGATATTGATTTGCAAAAAACAAAAGGAATTAAAGAACCTACATTTGATAAAATAAAGAATAAAGTCATTGAAAACTTTTGCTTAATTGAATTAGTAGAAGTTTTTGGAGGGCTAATAGATATAAATGTTATTAAAAAATTATACTCACAATACACAAGTGTAAATACCATTAAGAAAGCTTTAAAATCAGATCCATATAAATGTTTGTGTAAATTATCAAGAGTTGGATTTAAAACTGCTGATAGTATTTTATTAAATCTAGAACAACAAAACATAGATAATCCAGATAAGTTTAAGTTCAAATTTGACTATGATTTAAAATATTCTATTCAAAGAATGAAATCTTGTCTAAATTATATATTAGAAGAAAATGAATCTAGTGGAAATACAAAAATAGGATTAAAAGAAGTGAGACAACAATGTGGTAAATTAGTTCCAGGGTGTATTAGTTTATTTGTACAAGTTATTAAAGAAAATAGTGAAGATATTTATGTTGATTTAGAAACCAAGCAAATATCTTCACTAGAAAGTTATAATACTGAAAAGTATATTGCTAGTTTTGTTAAAGATATGCTTGAAAATCCTATAGTATGGAATATTAATACTGAATTATTTAGAGAAATTGATGATATTAGTATAACTGATGAACAATTATCTACTTTAGATATGATGTGTAATAATAATATAGGCATTCTTACAGCTCCAGCAGGAAGTGGAAAGTCGGCTAGTGCTAAAGCATTAATAAATATGCTAGAATCAAATAATAAAACTTATAAATTAATGACACCAACTGGTGCTAGTTCAAAAGTTTTAGCAGACTATACTGATAGAAAATGTGGAACTATACATAGACAATTAGAATATAAACCAATTAAAGGACAAAATCCTTGGGGATATAATGAAGAACATAAATTGGACGTTGATGTTGTTATAATTGATGAATTTTCAATGACGGATATATTCTTATTTAAGCATGTGATTGATGCAATTGATATAACTAAAACAAAGATATTATTTATATTTGATTCATTTCAATTACCTTCTGTATCATGTGGAAATGTAGCACAAGATTTATTATCTAGTGGAATTGTTCCAACAGTTATTTTAACAAAGATATTCAGATATTCCGAAGGTGGTCTTATGCAAGTTGTAACTAAGATAAGAGAAAGTGAATCATTTTTACCCAGTTCATTTAAAGGTAATCATATATTTGGAACTAAAAAAGATTTTGTATATAGTGAACTACAACAAGAAAAAATACCTAAACAAGTTTTAATAATATATAATAAACTAATAAGCGATGGTTATACTCCACAAGATATTATGGTTTTATCATCACAAAACAAGGGAGATTATGGTACAAAAGCTATTAATAAAATTATACAACAACTTATTCAAAAAGATAAAAAGAATTATTTCTTAATAAGAGGTGATGTGAAATTCTTTAAAGGTGATAAGATAATTCAAATAACTAATAATTATAAAGCAAAAACTCCGATGGGAAATGAAACATCTATTTTTAATGGGAATACAGGAGTTATCATAAATGTAAATTATAACGATATGGATGTTCAATTTGATGATTGTGTAATAACATATGGAAAAGAAGAATTAAATCAAATTGAATTAGGATATTGTATTTCAATTCATAAAAGTCAAGGTGCTTCGGCAAAACAAGTAATAGTTATAGCACCCAAAGCACATACTTTTATGATGAACTCTAATTTACTATATGTAGCACCAACAAGAGCAAAAGAAAGAGTTTATATGATGGGAAATATTGCTACTATAAATTCTGCTATTAAAAAGAAAGAAAATCTTAATAGAGATACATGGTTAAGAGAATTATTAATATCTTAGAAATATAATAACAAATTAATGTAGAAAGTAATTGACAATAAAACAGAATAGTGGTAATATTTAGATACAGGATAAATTACTAAATCTTGTATCTTATTTTTACACTTGAAGAACCACAACAATAATCTAATTGTGAGATATCACAAAAACTACATATAAGAATGGCTTAAATAGGTACGAAATTTGTTATATATTCCAATAATAACCCAATAAAAACGTTATTTTAAGTGAAGTTAATAAATTAATATAAATATAAAGGAGTGAATAATTATGCCAAATAATAATCAACCAAACGGAAGATTAGGACAAACTGAAACTATGACAAGAAACAATCAAGATGAAAGGCAAGAAAGGTTAAATAGATTATTAAGAAGAAATGCTGAAACAGAGAACCTAGAAATAGAGAAGAACGTAGAGAGCAAGGGAATAGAGACCCTATATGTTCAAACTCCGAAAGAATTGGAGATTTAACAACATTAAATACTACTAATGAATTAAGTTTTCAACAAGAATATTTAACTCAATGGGTTACATCAAGTCCTGAGTTAACAACTACAAGAGGTAGACAGGCAGGAAGATCTTATTTTCATGATATGTCTCCATCAATGATGTCTTTTGACTTGGCTAATGGTTCATCTATATCAGGATTAAACTATACACCAACTACCACTAAGTATATAAAACATTATAACTATGTTCCAGAAAAATTTAACTTTCATCATACTGAATTAGATTATAATGAAACATGTGTAAATTTATATATGGGAGTTGAATTAGAAATTGACAATGGTGGAGAATCTGATGACAATGCTAAATTTATTCAAGAGTATTTAGGCGAAGATAATTGTTATATAATGCATGATGGTAGTTTGGCTAAAGGATTGGAAATCACAACTCATCCTTGTAGTTTAAATTATCACAAGTCACTACCATATGAAGGTTTATTTAAAGAATTAAGCAATAAAGATTATAAATCACATGAAACTAAAACTTGTGGATTACATGTTCATGTAAATAGAAATTTCTTTGGTGAAGATGCCACATTACAAGATTTATGTATTACAAAGGTTTTATATTTACTTGAAAAGCATTGGGATAATATCAAAGTAATAGCCCGTAGAGATAGCAGTAGATTTGCTGAACGATTTTTTATGAAAGATAATGAAAGTTTGTTTACTTTACTTGCGAAAGCCAAAGGTGAATATGGGCATATGTATAGTAATGCTAAATATCAAATAGTAAATCTACTACATAAAGATACCGTAGAATTTAGGTTGTTTAAAGGAACATTAAAATATGAAACATTCATAGCTACTTTAGAATTTGTAAGAAACTTGGTTTATCTATGTAAGAATAAGCCACTAGAACAAATACAAATGACAAGCTTTGAAGAAATTATAACCGGATTAGATACTGAATATTTAGTTACTTACTTAGAAGAAAGAGGATTAACTTTATCTGATAAAGTTGCAATGTAACAATATTAATAATTAATAAATTAATATATAAAGCATTGAACAAATTAGAAAGTTATGGTAGTATAGTAATAAGAAAGGAAGTGAAAAATTCAATGCTAATTAAAAGAGCTGGTTATGGAAAAATAAGAAATGGGTGGGATAACTTATATATTCTATACGAAGATACTGAGACAAAAGTAATAACACTACATACTCCATTTTTAGTCTGTAACCCACATAAAAATGATGAAAGATATAATTGGTACTTGAAGTATATAAGAAGTTGTGAATATTATGAATTAGAAATAACTAAAAATGGAAAGAAGTTTGAAAGTGTGTTAAGTTAAAGCTTGGAATTTATAAGCTTTTAATAAATTAAAAAATATAGAAAGGATTGATAATAAAATGAATGATGAAATAATAGGTTTTAATTTAAGTTTAAATTTTGGATTTACTAATGATGAAGAACATAAAGAAGTTATTAATAAAATAGAAGATATGATAGACTACTTATTAAAAGGTCAAATTTATACTGGAGCAGTATTATTGGGTGGTAAAACTGAATTCATTAGAGAAAATAATGACAAAGGTATTAGAAAAATAAATGAGGAGTGCGAAGATTAATGATTAAATTAGAAGATTTAAAAATAGGTGATAACGTATATGGAGTTTGTTTAGACGGAATAGGTATATATGCTGAGTCAGAAGTATATAAAGAACTATTTATGTTAGACGCTTATCCAAAACCCTGTGAAGCAATAGCTTGCAATGGAGGACTTAATATACTATATAGGTCAAGTGAGAGATACATATTTAGAACGAGAATAGAAGCTGAAGATTTTCTTGAAGAATTACGGCTTGAAAAAGCAAAAGAATTACTAAACAGTGAAAAGTTTATTGATAGGTTATTTGAATGTGCTACAAGTATTAAAAGACTTAGTAAATATGGAGAGAAAACAATTTATGAATTGGCAGTAAAATTATATAAAGAAAGATTGAGGGATAAGGTAAATGAATAATGATAAATATAGAGTTTGGGATAAAGAAGAAAAACGCTTTTGGTATTTTACATTACAAGAAATATTGGAAAGAAAAATGTCTTATGAAGGTTCATGGGATTTAAAAATACTGAAAGGAGATAAAACAAAATATACGGGCTTAAATGATAATAAAGGTAAGGAAATTTATAAAGGTGATATTATCAAAGCTATCAATAGAAATTATGATTGTGAAGAAAACAGAAAAGACTATTTTCAGCTATTTGAAGTAACTTATCTTAATGGTTGTTATATGTTTGGTAATTGGAATGCACATGAATTTTTTAATAGTTTTATGTTTAGAGAGATTGTTGGGAATAAATTTGAAAATCCTGAACTTTTAGAAAACTAAGAATGGCTATTTTAGGGACTTGTAGACAAGGTAAATTGCTTGTTTTAAATGAAAGTTAATAAATTAAAAAGAGGTGAATTAAAATGAAAAATATAATAGGTAGAAAAGCAGTTATTACTAAAATACATGATGGATTAGGAAATGAGGCTAATGATAGTAAATACATAGGAAAAGCTTATAACCAAGTTGTAAAGTTAGTTATATTAGTACCGAAAACAACAGATTTTTATATTACTGATTTCTTTATTCCAGAATTTATAGAAGAAAATAATGATTATATACATTACGGGTTTTTAAAAATTAGTAAAGGCAATATCACGTTATTGGAGGATGATTAAATGAATATGACAACTCAATATATAAAACTTAAAAATCTAATTAATATAAATACTCAAAAAGAAGTGTGTCCTCAGTACAATAATAGAAAAGTAGATTATTCAAGATCACAAATCCAAGTTGATAAACCATTAAAAATAGTAGATACTGATGGAATTTTCTTTTCGCATGAAATGGTAGAAGAAATCTTTGAGGATAATATGTATAGGTTTGAAGTTATGACAAGCAGAAAGATATGGTTCTTTGAATATTGTGATGAGAACTGGAATAGAATTGGAGGTAAAATAAATGGCTAAATTTTGCTCACAGGAATGTAAAGACATAGGTTCAATTTGTGATTTTTGTATACATTACAAGGATGAATATGAAAATATAGAGGGTAAATTCTCAGGGGAAGGTCTTTGTGATATAGATAATTCAGAGGTTGATGCATGTGATGGAATGGCTTGTAATAATTTTGAATGTTTTAGAATAACAAAACACGAATAATATAAATTCAAATCTTGCAGAAATGATAAAAATTACGAAAAAATATAATATCAATGCGAATGTTAATTAAAAATAACCAATTCAAATTTGTATTTTAAAGCAATTTGATAATTATATATATAATAAAAGGAGATGTAAAAATGGATTTAAATAAAAATTATAAATGGAGTATATTAGAGAATATAGTAACCATGATATGTACAGTTATTATGTGCAAATATGTTAGTATGTGGGGACTGTTATTCCTCATCAACTTAAACTTTGTGAAATCTTCAATTAAAAAATAATAAAGGAGAATGGTATAAAATGAAAAAGTTCTTGTGTAAAATAGCTAGTAGAATATTAAAGAAATATGGAATAGTTGAGATTGAAAAAGAAACAAAGATCATGATTCATAATGAGATGTATGTTATAAGTCAATATAGTATACATAAAAGTTGGAATGGAGATAGTATTAGCTTTGAAGGACTAGATGCAAGTCAGTTTTTAAATAAAAGTATAATTACTTTTGATAAGTAAGAGAATTTAAAAGAGAAATTTTATTTGGTTTTAATAAATTAATAGAGATAAAGGGAGGGTAAATCAAATTAAAGATTATGTTATTAAAAAAGTATCAAGACAAGAAGCAAAAGATATCTTAGAAGAGTTTCATTATCTATCAAAACAGGGCTATTCATTCAGAAGTGGATTCCATTATGGCTTATTCTTAGACAATACTTTAATAGGAGTAGCTATATATCATACTTTATCAGTTCCAGAAACGGCAAAAGGTTGTTTTGGATTAGAAAGAAATCAGCAACAAGGTTTATATGAACTAGGTAGACTAGCTTTAAATCCAGTTTATTATGAAAAGAACTTAACTTCATGGTTTCTAAGCAGAACAATAAAGTTATTAAGGAAGGATGCAGAAGTCAAAGCAATTCTATCTTATGCAGATAGCGAATTTCATAATGGATACATATATCAAGCAACTAATTTTAAATATTATGGACTTACTGCTAAGAAATCTGATTTTTGGATATTGCAAGAAGATGGTACATACATAAAACATCAGAGAGGTAAAATAAAAGGATTAATTGGAGAACATAGACCACGAACAAGAAAACATAGGTATTTAATTATTTTTGATAAATATTTAAAATGTTTGTGGAAACAAGAGCCTTATCCAAAAGGTGATAATAATTCTACATATAATAAATTAAAATATATTAAGGAGGAAGTTAAATATGATTGATTACATGGTTAGGTATAAGTATTATATAGATGATTTAGAATTTAATAGTGATAGAATTATAACAATTCAAGAAGGTCATATTGAAGATCAAGAACTGCTAGAAGATGTATTGTTGGAACTATTAAAAGAAGAAATAGATAATGAAAATATTGTATTAATAGATTTTGAAGAATTAACACAAACAGAACAAGCTAACTTATATAGAATTACGGCTGACGATGTTTATTATAATGATGAATATATGTACAAAGGTGATATTAATAATAAAGCTGAGAAATTCATAGGTAAAGATATGGAAGAAGCTTTAGATGTTATTAAAGAATATAATTATAATGTTGATTGGCTTGGATAAAATATATTGAATAAATTATAACAGGAGAGTGATTACATAATGATACAAGAAGATGCATACAGAAATTTATCAGATAAAGAGCAAGCTATATTAAAATTACCAGTATTTTTTGATGGATATGATAATTTTTATCATCCAATAAGAGAGAGTGTAACAAATTGTAGAGATATATTAGTCGAAATGGATTCTGAAAACGGAATAATAGAGGTGATACTAAATGATGATAATGAAACAATAACAATAAAAGATAATGGTTGTGGAATAATTTTAGATGGAGAAAGTAATGGAATTCCCAATTGGCGACATGCTTTTTTAATATTGTTTAGTGGAAGCAAAATGTCAACAGGCAAAACTTCTGGAGGCACAAATGGCTGTGGAAATACTATAATAAATTATTCTAGTGATTTTATGGATATTACATCAAAAAGAAATGGGAAAATATATCATATACAATTTATAAATGGTGGAGAAATTTCTGTTCCTTTTGAATGCTTAGGAACTACTGAAGAACATGGAACAGAAATAACCTTTAAATTATGTGATAAAATATATACTAATACTGTTTTTAATGAAAATGAAGCTAAGGGTATTGTAGAAAGAATAGTTGTTACTAGCCCAAATATAACTTCTATATTTAAATATAAAGACCAATGTTATACTTTTAATTTTAAAAATTTATCTAAATACCTAGAGTTTAAAGAAATTAAAGGAGAAATTAATAATATAATAGTTACAGAAAAAGAATATGAAAGTGAATTTTATAATATTGATAAGCAAAAAAATGATATAGAAAAAACCAAAATTAATCTAGTAGTTAATTTTTCAAAAGAGAAGGTGTTACATTATCCATTTTTAAATGGAATTTATATGCCACAACTAGAAGACAATACGGTTCATAGAGGTCTAATAAGTGGTTTTAAAGATTCCATAAACAGCTATTTAAAAGACAATAACATGTATGGAAAAGGAGAAAAGCCTATAACATTAAAAGATATTGAGGAAAGTATATCTTATATATGCGATGTAAATTCTACAAATGTATCATATACTTCTCAAACAAAATTCTCAACTAAAAAAGAACTTTATGAAACGACTGTTAAAACATACATAAAGGACTTTTTAGAGATTTATTCAATTGAAAATAAAGAAGATATGGATAATTTATCAAAAATAATATTAATAAATAAAAGAGCAAGAGAAAAAAGTGAAGAAACTAGGCAAAAAACTAAAGCAAAATTATCTGATGAAATTAAATTTACAGATGATATAAAAAACTTTAAAAATTGTATAACCAAAGACAAAGACTTAGCTGAGATATACATAGGGGAAGGATCGTCTGCACTTGGTGGAATATTACAAAGTAGAAAATCATTTTTTCAAGCTGGATTTCATGTAGGTGGTAAAATGTTATCTACTTTAAAAGCCACAGAAAAACAAATTTTTGCTAATGAAGTAGTATATAACTTATACAGAGTATTTTGCTGTGGAACTCATTTATATAATTCAAAATTTAATGTGAAAACAAAAGATAAACCACCATTACCTAACTTTAATATAGATAATTTCAGATGGAAAAGGGTAATTCTGGCAACCGACCAAGATATAGACGCATATCAAATTAGATGCTTAATTCTGTGTTGCGTATATAGAATGTCAAAAGAATTAATAGAACAAGGATATATTTATATTGCTGAAGCACCACTATTTGAAATTACTACTAAAAACAAAGATAAAAAACAAGAAGAAACTTTATTCGCTTACACTGATAAAGAAAAAGAAGATATAACCAAAGATTTGGACAGTAAAGGAATTAAATATTATCCACCTGAACGTAATAAAGGTTTAGGACAAATGCAAAAAGATACTATGGCTAAAGCTATAATGAATCCAGATACAAGAAGATTGACTCAAGTAACTGTATCAGATATTGAAGCAATGATGGAAGTTTTTGAATTGTGGTTAGGTGATAACGTAGAAAATAGAAGAGATATGATTACAAATAACTTTGATTATATTGAGCATTTTGATGAGTGTGACAGTAAAGATGTAGTTCAATTAGTTAATGAGAATTATCTTCCTTATGCAATAGATATAGTTAAAGATAGAGCAATCATCGGAATTGATGGATTCAAACCTTCTCATCGGAAATTATTATGGACGTTACATGAAAAAGGATTATATGATAAAAGAACTAAATCAGCTAATATAGTTGGAGATAATATGTCTTATAATGTACATGGTGATGGTAGTATTTATCAAACCTTAGTTAGAATGGCACAAGATGATACATTACTATATCCTTATGTAAATGGTAAGGGTAATTTTGGGCTACACACTCACAATAGTAAGGAACTTCAAGAAGCTCACATGAGGTATACTGAAGCTGGTGCATCAAATATTAATAAAGAATTTTTTAAGGATATTAATAAAAATGCAGTTGAGTTTATGCTAAATTATGATGGGCAAAAACAAGAACCGAAATTATTGCCAACAACTTTTCCTAATTTGTTAGTTAATTATAATGAAGGTATCGCTGTAGGAATGGCAAGTAAAACTCCATCATTTAATCTTAATGAAGTAATAGATACAACAATTGCATACATATCAAGCAAGGATATCAATGTATCTGATTATTTAATTGCACCAGATTTTGCAACAGAAGGTGAAATATTATATGACAAAAATGAATTAGAAGATATTTATAATATGGGGAAAGGAAATGTAACGTTACGTGCAAAATATAAAGTTGTTGATAATAATATAATAATCACACAAATACCATATAGCACAAATATTGAAGCAATAGTCGCAAGAATTAAAGAATTATGTTCTGATAAAAACTTATCCTATAAAGCTATAACAAATGTTATAGATACAACAGAATTAAGTGGAATATCAATTACTATAGAAGTGAAAAAGAACACCAATACTGATAAATTAATGTCATTATTATATAAAAATACTCCTTTGGAATCTAAACAATCTTTTAATATGAATATCATATGTTTAGATGGAAAACCAAAAGTATTAGGAATAAAAGGAATATTAGATGAATGGTTGATATTCAGAAAAACATGTATAAAAAATGTATTATCTAATGACATCAATACAAAATCAAAATCATTACATCTATTGAAAGGATTAGAAAAGGTATTATTAAATATAGACAAAGCTATAGAAATTAATAGATATAGTGAAGAAAATCAAATAATACCAGAATTAATGAATGAATTCAACTTAGATGAAATACAAGGAAAATATGTCTATGATATGAAATTAAGAAACATAAACAAGAAATACATTGAAAATGAAATAAAAGATATTCATGCATTAGAAGATGATATCAAAAACTTAGAATATAAATTAGAAACTGATTCAGAGATTGATAAGATGATTATATCAGATTTACAAAGGGTTAAAAAAGAATATGGACAACCTCGTAAAACAGAAATAATCTATGAAGATAAAGTGAAAGAAGTAAAACAAGAAGATCTAATTGAAGACTTTACAGCTACACTAATATTTACGAAAGAACAATATTTTAAGAAAACACGTAAATATAACGAAACTCAAAAAATTAAAGACGATGATGAAGTTAAAACAATAATACAATGTAGTAACAAGGATAAAGCTATCTTTATTTCAAATCAAGGGAATGCTTATTTCTTAAATCTATGGGAAATCAATGAAAAGACACCAAGTACCATAGGTGACTTCTTACCAAATTTATTGCCACTAGAAAAAGATGAAAACATAATAGGAATGTTGACTACTAACCAATATAAGGGAGAAACAGTATTAATGTATCCTGACGGGCATTTGGTTATAATACCATTAACCTCATATGCTACTAAACAAAATGCTACTAGATTAAAGAATAGTTTAGCTAAGAAATTAGGATTACCAATATTAATAACTCAAATAACTGAAGATATAGATATTGAATTAACTGATAATTTTGGTAAGACTAAAATGGTAAATACCACAGGATTAAATAGGAAAGACAGTAGAAACGCACAAGGTATAATAATTTGGAACTCTAAGAAAAAGGATTGGAATTTAGTATCTGCTAAAATTATAAAATAATATAATAAATTAATGTAGAAAGTATTGACAAGCTATTATCTAGATGTTAAACTAATATTAACCAGTAAAGGAAATGAGGTGGTGAAAGAATGTCAGCAGATGAACTACTACAAATGATATGGGAATATTGCAATACCAATACAAAACTCACAATAGAAACTATAAATGAATTTATAGTACAAATTACAGACAATCCAAAACAATTAGCTTATGACTTGTCAGAAAGACTTGAAGAATGGTCATTGGATAAAGAGAAATGTCCCTTATGTGGAGAAGATATAGTGCAGTTGGGAAGAAATACTCAATCTAGTGAATATTTTGGGCAACCAACAAATGAGATAGAAAATATATACGGTTGTGAGAGCCTAAGTTGTGGATACATAAAAAATTAAAACAAATTAATATAAATAAAAACATCAAAGGAGATGTTATGATGAAACATAAAATAGGAGAAATAGTAACAATAACAGATGATTTTGAAATAAAAGGTGCAATAGATAATAACAATACAATATTAGTCAAGAGTGGAGATACAGGCTTTATTGATTCAAAAGGATTAATTCATTATATGACAGGAAAAGCCAGAGGAAAAATTCAAAATATAGAGGATATAGAAGTAAAAGGGTATGATTATGAATCTATTTCTAAACTAATTTATAAAAGACTCAATGCTGAATATGATATTGGAGAAATGTTAGAAAATGAAGATATAGACAAAATTGACTTTATGGAAACTATAGAAGATATGTTAAGTGATATTTTATAATAAATAAAGAAGGCGAATTAAAATGAATAAAGCATTATTACAAGAAAACAAAATCTACTGCCCAATATGTGAACAATCAAACTATCAATTAACAAGCGATTATAAATTAGTTGAAATAGAAAACAATAAATACGTAGAATTTGTAGCAAGATGCTTAACCGATGGTTGTAACGAAAAGTTTTATTTTCAGAGTGATATAGGAATAAACAATCATTTTAACTTTGACAGAGACAAAGAGATTGAGATTAAAGATGAAATACTATAAGAATTTGATAAATAAACTATATTTCCTCAGATAAATTTGACAATTTAGTGTTGACAAGGGTAGCCAACAACAAATAAATTATTAAATACGAAGGAGTATATAAGATGATGAAATTATTTAAAAATGAAAAAGGTATAAAAGAAGCAAGAGAATCAATGGAAAAACTAATGAATGAAAAATTAGAAATAATCAAAAAGGAAAATGAGAACAAAATAAATAAATTAGAATTACAAAATAACGAACTAAATACAGAGTTAGAAACCAAGAATAAGCTATTTGAAGAATATAAGAAATCAGTACAAGAAATAACCTTAAGACTATTAAAAGATACTGAATCAATTAGTAATGCCATTGATTCCTCAGCAAGTATATCAGAGGAGTTTACGGCTACAGTAGAAGAGATCAACGCAACTATATTTAACATAGCCGAAAGAGTTAATAGTGCATACGAAAGTGCTAAAAACAATGGTGGAATAATGGATAAATTTAGTAGCGATATTGAAAATATTTATGATAATGCGAATGATTTAAATATTAAAATGCAAGATATTTCTAAAATAACAGAAGCTATTAAAGAAATTGCAAACCAAACAAATCTTTTATCATTAAATGCAAGTATAGAATCTGCCAGAGCTGGGGAATATGGCAAAGGGTTCTCAGTTGTAGCAGATGAAATTAAAAAGTTAGCAGAACAATCAAAAGGTTTTAGTTCTACGATAAGCCAAATAATAAAAGAACTTCAAGTTATGGTTACTACTATACTTACAAAGACTGAAACTGGAAAAGAAAATAGCATAAAATTAAAACAAAGTAGTATAACTAGAATTGCTAATATAGAAGAAATTAATATTAGCATGAGTGATACATCTGCTGGAATGGAAGAAATATCAGCAGGAATTCAAGAACAAACTGCAAATATAGTTGAAATAGCTAATGAAATTGAGAAGGTACTAAAATTAATCAAGATATAGTTAAATACCGATATACATAAGAAAGTGAGTTGATTAAATGCTGAATAGGACAATGCGTTTGTCAGTGGTATTATTATCAAGTAGTTTACTATTTATAATGCCAACAAATGCAAAGATACCATTCGTGGCAAATAATATTAAAGAAGAATTTAAAGTTAACGAAATGGTACAGATAGACAATTTAGGATTAGTTAAAAATCCCATACAAATACAATATGAAAAAGATAAATTAGAAAGCGATAAGATTAAAACTGAGAAACTTAAACAAGAACAATTAGAGAAAGAGAAAATAAATGAACTTCAATGGCAAGAGTTTGTATTAACTTACTATGGAGTATTGGAAAGTGAATGTGGTAAAACAGATGGAATTACAGCTAGTAACAAACGAATTTCTCGTGGAATGGTAGCGAGTCCACCTCATATACCTTTTGGAACTAAAATAATTATTGATGGTAACGAGTATGTAGTTGAAGATAGGGGAAGTAGCAAATATATAAAAGTTAATAATGATGGAAGTATTAGATTGGATGTTTATACTCCTAGGCGTGAATCAGAATCAGATAGTCAATATAAAAAGAGAATTCAATCTTACGGAGTTGATAGAAAAGTTGGATATATTGTTAAATAGAAAGGAAGGTGAAATATATGATAAATGGACAAACATTGTATGTAAGGTACAATCCATCAGGACAAGTAGTTAGAGTTGCTAGAGAAGGATACCAAGCAATGTACGTATACATAAATAATAAGCAAGTTTTAGTACCGATGTATAATTTGAGTGAGCTTTAATTTTAAATTAAATAAAGAAGGTGGAACAAATGCAAGAAATAGAATATGTTGATTTCCAAACTGCTAGAAAATATATGGATAATGGCGGTAGATGCAGATTTAACAATAAAGAATACTTTATTAGAGATGGAGACTTATATTTAACTTATTTGACTAAACCAATGGTTACAAGTTTGTCTTTAAAAATGCTAGATTCAAAGAGATGGATACTATTATAGTCATTTAACTGATGAAGGAGTGATAATAATTAATAAAAAATTATGTCTAAATATTCAATTTTCTAATTTGCTATTGAAGATGAATGATGAAGATATGGAAGAAGTATATAAATTATTATATAAAATCAACAAGAGACAAACGCAAGAAAATAAAGAAAAGATGGGAGAATATAATAATGAAATTTAGGAGTGAATGAATATGGGAAGTCAAATGCAAAAGTTTTTAGACAAAGAAAAGATATTAGTAGAAAGTAACAAATTTAAACAATATCAAAAGGATTTTGAAACTCAAATTCGTGAGGCTGACAATGAAAAGCTTAGACAATATTTCTTAGAATATTCTGAGAGTCAAGAAGACGGAAAGTTATTGCAAGGTGCGTTTGAGTTTATGCAATGGATAATAGCTAATAAATAAAGAATAGAGATAAAAGGAGAATAAATGTGAGTTATAAAGATAATGAAACAGTAAATATTACACTAGAAAGATATGAAGATTTGAAAGAATCATCTGAATGTTTATATAAGCTAATAAATTCTTTAGCAAATAGTTCTACAATAACACCAAATAAAGAATTATTAATAAATAAGGAAAAGATTAGAGATGTCTATATTCAAGCAGATAGAATGTTATATATGCATTGTTTAAAACTAGGAAGTAAGTATGATGATGTTGAATTAGAAAATATTAAATTTAAGAAAGTTGAGAGTGATAAATAATGAATATTAAAAATGAAAACTTATTAAATGTTACATACAACAATTTATCTAATTGTAAAGACTTAAATAATGAACTAAAAACATGGGGAATAAGTATTTGTGTCAATGGAGTATTACGAGATATTAATGATATTTTAATCGAGTTATCAAAGACATTAAAAGAATTGGTATTAGATGTCAAGCAAAGAGAAAATATCAAAAGTTATATTTGCAGTTTGTTAGGTGGTCTTAAATATAGAGAGTCTATATTGATATTAATGAATAAATTATACTAGATTTGTTAGAATTACAAAAAATCTCATTTTCAACAATGGGGCTATAACTAGCTTACAGAGGTTGGATATTAACATAAAATGCTGATTTTAACAACTGTTAATAAATTAAAGCTAGAAAGGATTGAATAAATCATGAAAAAATATTACAAATTAGAAACTGGCGATATTAATTTACAAGACTTATTATCATCTAGAACATATACAAATCCATATGGATTCAATCAATGTATTTACTGTGATAAAGACGTAGAATCTAGTGATTGGAGAATATTTAAAATAAAAGATCAATCTCAATGGGTAACACCAACTAGATGCGATTGTGAAGGTGCTAAAAAGGAACTTGACTATAAATTAAATTTAGTTGAAGGATTATCTGAATTGGACAATTTAATTGATGAAAAAGAATTAAATAAAAAGATATTTAAAAATATTACTCTAGAGAACCAAAATGACTTTGAAGAATTTGAAGAAGAAGACTAAATCATAATGAGGTGAACTAAAAATAGCTTATATAATAAAATAAAAGAAATAAACATATTAAGGAGTGATTGAAATGTTGAAAGCAATAATAAAATTTATAGGTTCAGTTATCACATTTTTAATAGCATTAGCTATTTTAGATTATTTTAAAGCAGATGTTTTTATGTACTTTGTGGTTGGAGTAATAGCGTCAGTGATCTCTAACGGCATAGATAATATTGTAGATAATACAACAATAAAAATAAACAAATAATATAGGAAGAGAGTGATTTGAAAGATGTCAATGATATTAAATCCAGACATTAAAAAGAGAAAAGAAGTAGCAATGAAAGTTTTAGCAAATAACAAATATTGTCCATGCATGATTATTGAAAATGAAGATACTAAATGTCCATGCAAAGATAAAAGAGAAAAAGACATTTGTATATGTGAACTTTATATTAAGGAGGAAATTTAAATGATTTTATTAATTGGAAAGAAAAATTGTTCAGCCTGTAATATGACTAAAACAGTTTTAAAAAATAAAGGTATTGAGTTTGAATATAAATTATTAAATGATTTACCACAAGAAGAACAGGATTTTTATATAAACTTAGCACAAGAAAGTAACATGCTATCATTACCATTAATAGTGGTTGATAATAAATTAAAAACATTACAAGAAATAATAAACAATTAGAAGGAGAGATAATATTATGTACTTAAAAATAAGCTATGAACAAGAATTTGACGATTTAATGATGTATTTAAGGGGTAAATATCCAAGTGAATTATTCGATATGGACGGAATAGGCGTACAATTAGACTTAGCCAAATTCTCAAAAAGTTTCTTTAGTAAAAAAGTAAAAACTACTACTGATATATCAGTAGATCAAAATAGTAATGTAGATGACGTTTCAGTAATTAGTTATTCAACTGAATTGAAAAAACCTTTTGAAAAAATAAACAGTTATTATATGATGTGGAAAGAATCCAAATCTTTATATGGATTAGGATTTGCAAATAATATTGTAGAAAGAAATTTAACGGGAGATATTTATATAAACGACTTTATAGGAGTAGGAGGAGGATTACCATATTGTTATAACTATTCTACATACGACATTATGATGAATGGACTTAGTATGGTAAAGAAAATACATAGTGTACCACCTAAATATCTAACAGCTTTTAAATCTCAATTAGAACAATTTGTAGTAGTTGCAAGTAATTCAACTCTAGGTGCTTGTGGATTAGCTGATTTATTAGTAGTAATGAGTTACTATGTTAAAAATATATTAGTAAATAAAAGAGATGAACATTTTTCTTTTGTAACTGAAGAAGATTGTTGGAATTATGTTGATTCACAATTAACATCATTTATCTACACAATTAATCAACCAATGAGAGGGAATCAATCTCCATTTACTAATGTATCAATTTATGATGGTAGATTCTTAGATAAAATGATTAATGACTACATATTCCCAGATGGTAGCCATCCTGATAGAGAAGTAGTTAAGAAGATGCAAAACCTATATCTAGACATTATGAATAGAGAACAAGAAAGAACTCCAATTACGTTTCCTGTTACAACAGCATGTTTCAGCATAAATGACAATCAGGAACTACAAGATATAGGGTTTGTTAATTACATAGCAAAAAAGAATATGAAATTTGCTTTTATAAATATGTATATGGGTAAGACTAGCACATTATCTTCTTGTTGCAGATTACGCAGTGAAACTACTAATGAATATTTTAATAGCTTTGGAAGTGGTTCAAGTAAAATTGGTAGTTTAGGAGTTTGTACAATTAATTTACCTAGATTATCAATAAAATATCAAAATGATCAAGCAAAATTTATGGAAGAATTAGCTTTATTAGTTGAGATGTGTGCAAAAATTAATAATACAAAAAGAAAGATAGTTCAAAAAAGAATAGACAATGGTAATCATCCACTATATGATTTAGGCTTTGTAGATATTAACACTCAATATTCAACTTGTGGAATTAATGGATTCAATGAGGCAATATCATATTTAGGAGAAGATATAAAAACAGAAAATGGAATGCAATTAGGATTAGAAATCATAAACATAATAAATACTGTTAATGATAAAATGCAAAAGAGATTTAAAACTCCTCATAATTGTGAACAAATTCCAGCAGAAAATGTATCAATTAAACTAGCATCAAAAGACCAATTATTAAAATATCAAACAGAATACAATTTATATTCAAATCAATTCATACCATTAATAGTAAATGCAGATTTATTAGATAGAATTAGACTACAAGGAACATTTGATAAACATTTCTCTGGTGGATCTATAATGCATATTTCTTGTGATGAAAGATTAAATAACGTAGAAGATATGAAATTGTTAATTGAAACATGTGCAAAACAAGGTGTAATATATTTTGCAATAAATTATTTATTAAGAAAATGTGAAAATGGTCATATGACAGTAGGTTCAGATAATATTTGCCCTATATGTGGTGCGGAAATAGTAGACTTCTATACCAGAGTGGTCGGTTTTCTTACAAATATTAAAAACTGGCACAAAGTTAGAAGAGAAGAAGATGCTCCGAATAGACAAATGTACAATACTGAATCCATAGGAAAGGCTAGTAAGTAATTATAAACATATTAGCTACTCAATATACTTTAAGTAGAAAAGCCTTAGAAATATATGTGGCAGGGTGTAAGGGCAATCCCCATTGCACCAATTGCCACAATCCTGAATCATGGAACTTTGATATAGGTGATTTATATGATGAGGTGTATTTTGAGAAAATAAAAACTAAAGTTCAAGATTTTGATAATATGATAACTTCAATACAGATATTTGGAGGAGAACCTAACGACCAAAATCATGTAGAGTTAGAACAAATGCTAAGAGATTTAAAAACACTCAATAAGGAAATATGGTTATTTACTAGATATGATTTAAAAGACTGCCCTAAATTTGAACTAAAATTATGTGATTATATTAAAACTGGAAGGTATATTGAAGAATTAAGTTGTACTATTAATTTACAATACGGTATTCACTTGGCAACAGAAAATCAACATATTTATAAAAAGGGGTTAAATTATTAAATGGAAGAAGAATTTAAAGATATAGTTGGATTTGAAGGTAAATATCAAATATCAAATTTTGGAAACCTTAAAAGTTTAGCAAGAATAAATATGCAAAATAGATATATGAAAGAAAGAATATTAAAACCATCCAAAGATAAAGATGGATATTTAAGAATTGGATTATCTAATGGAAATAGAGGTGATTGCACATATTATAGAATAAATAGACTCGTTGCTGAATATTTTATTACTAATCCTTTAAATTTACCACAAGTTAATCACATAGATGGAATAAGAGCTAATAATATTTATACCAACCTTGAATGGTGTGATGGTGCTTATAATCAATGGCACAGATGTCATGTGAATAATAATCCTCCAGATAATGATTATAAAAAGAAAGGCGTAAAAGCTACATTGTTAGATAAAACAGTAATGATATTTGATTCATTAGTTGAATGTGGAGAATACTTTAATACTTCTTCATCTGCTATAAAGAATAAATTATACGGAAAATCAAGTAATCCAACAACAAGAAGTAAGACTAATAAATTATATGGTATATTTTTTGAATGGGCAAATTAATAAAAGTCTGAATAAATCAGATACTTTATTACAATTCAATAAATTAATTCAATATATAAGGAGAGAAGAAGAATGAAATATAAAATAAATGTAAGTTTGTTTTCAGAAAATTACATAGAGGTAGAAGCAGATTCTCACGAAGAAGCTAGAAGATTAGCATACAATGAAAAATATAATATTATGTCAGAACAATTCAAGAATATTGGAGTATCACTTACTGATGATAATGGTGAATATAGAAATTTAAGTGATATCCTAGAGGATATGTCTAAGAAATTTAATGAAAACATCAAAAATGATAAATTAGAAGGAGAGAATAAAATGAATAAATCAACAATTGAAATGGACGTATTACCATTAGGGGCAGAAGACACAGGTGAATCAATAACAGGAACTATGAAACAAGTAAACAACAAAATGACATTACAAGTAAGATACATAGATAAAAATATTACACCTATGGAAAAGATTGATGGTGGGGATTTAGTTGATATTAGAGTTAGTAGAGTATTTAAAAATGGAGAAGAAACAATTTTCCCTTGTAAATATAGTTTTGGAGATACTTTATTCTTTAAATTAGGTTTCGCCATGAAAATGCCACCAAACAAAAAAGCTAATGTATATCCTCGTTCAGGAATGTTTAAAAATTATGGATTTTTATTAACAAACAGTGTCGGTCAAATAGATAATAGATTTCAAGGAAATGATGATGAATGGTGTGCAATGGTATGGTGTACTAGAGATGGCGTAATAAACTACGATGATAGAATATTACAATTCGAAGTAGTTGATAGAGTTATGGAAAATGTTGAATTTGAAATAGTTGAACAATTAGGCGATGTAAATCGTGGTGGATATTCTAGTACGGGAACTAAATAATTAGGAGGTATTTAATTATGGAAGAATTAAAATTTACTTATAAGAATTGGAAAGACGAAATATCAGAAAGAAGAGCATATACTCAGTCAATAAAAATCTATTATGGAGAAGTTGAGTGGCACAAAGGAGAACAATGGTTAATGGTAGCATTTGATATTGATAAGCAAGATTATAGAACATTCGCAATTAGAGATATTATTGGTGAGTTTCCATTAGATTTTATAAAATAATAGGTTTGAGAATGGGGCTATGACTAGCCTAGATTTCTAAATATTCTAATAAAATAAAATAATACTTTTAAATGATTATGATAAATTAAAAAAATTGAAAGAAGGAATGAAAATTGAAAGAATTTTTAAAAGAACATTGGACTGAAGTCTTCGGTACAATTACTGGATTAGGACTTATGATCTATTCTGCAATTACCAAAGATATAATATGGTTTAACTTTGGTATCTTAATAACGTATATGCACTTAAACAACTTTAAAACAGATTTAGATAATAAGAAAATCAAAGATTTAGAAGAACAATTATCAAATACACAAGAATTATTAAATAGATTAGCAAAAGTAATTCTTAAAGGAATTGAAGGAGGTAACTAATAAATAAAACAAATTATAATAAATTAAGACAGATTAAATAAAATAGTCTGTCTTACACAAAAGTATAGAAAGCAGGTGATAAATAAATTAAATAAAGGAAGTGTATTAAATGTTAATAATATTATATATTATACTAATTTATATCCTATTAGGCTCAGTAATTTATCTTATAGGACAAAATTTACATACTAAAAACAGCGGAATATTAATGCTTTATTATTACTTAGTATTAATGTTTGGAATGGCAATAGACTTGATTATATACCTTGATGATTCTTTGATCCCAACAATTAAGAATAAAACAGATATCTTTTGGGTTAAAAGACAATATAATAAATTCTTAAAGATAAAAGATTTAACTGAAGACGATAAGCAACTTATTATTAAAGCTAAAAATGAAATGGTTAGATTTCTTAGTAATGTAGACGGGGTACAAGATGATGAAGAATAAATTAATTAAGTTTATTGTTAACTTTGTAATATCAGGTTTAGTATGTGTTTTAATGATAACTTCAATATTTGCATATAAATCACATACTACTAAAACTTTAACACAAGTCCCACAAACTCAAATTTCACAACAAGTACAACAGTTTAGAGTTATTTCCAGTAAAGATGTTATAGACCATTTGAATAAGGAAAATAGCTTGAATGTATTTAGTGGTGAAATAGGTGCTACAAAAACATTTACAAATAAAGATATTCCAAGTGATGACGTAAATATGAATTGGATTAATAAGTGGTTTGAAAATCATAGTTCTAAAGAGATTACATATAACAATAGATATAAATTTTTATTTGCATATGATTTAAGTACTCCTAAAGTTACTTGCAATGATGGGGTTATAAACATTCAAATTAGTCCAAATAAATTAAGTTTGATAAGTATAGAACAATTAAATCAAGCAAGTTCTGAAAAAGTGAAACTTTTTGAATCCAATTTCCAACCATATCAAAGAGATGCACTTAACATGAGAGTCAAAGAATTGACTAGAAATACAATAATGTCAGATCAAGACTATAGAGCAGAAGCAATAGAAAATACAAAAGATAAACTTCGAGAAAATTTGAAAGCTTTTCTAGGAGATGATATAAAGGTAAATTTCACAGAAACAACGTATGATGTAGTACAACAAAATGATGTTTCACTAAATAGTTAATTTACAATAAAATAAATACATATTTTTAAGAGTAGTTAGGAACAATTAACTACTCTTTTTCATATATTCTTTATACATTAATTTGTTAAAATAAGTATTGCATTATTTTGGCACTAGTGGTAAGATTAATTTGTGGTTAAAATAACAAATTAATATAAATAATAAAGGAGATGTTAAATGAATGTTTACTGACAATGACCAATTCTACCCAACCCCTAAAAACTTAGTTTTTAAAATGTTAGATAAGATATCAGAAATAAGAGGCTTTAAGTACGTTCTCGAGCCGAGTGCTGGTAAGGGAAATATCATTGAATACTATAAGGAATATTACGATAAACAATATTCTAATAAATTTTGGTCGGGAAATAATAGGGCAGAGAAAGACTTAGTATTTGATGTAATAGAATTAGATGAAAACTTAGCAAATCTATTAAGAGGGAAAGGTTACAATCTTGTACATGATGATTTTCTTACATATGATCCACAAAGATTTTATGATTTAATAATTCTAAATCCTCCATTTGAACAAGGAGATAAACATTTTTTACGATGTTTGGAAATTCAAAAACGAATAGGTGGTCAAATTGTAGGTTTGTTAAATGCAGAAACCATAAAAAATCCATATAGTAATACAAGAAAAGAATTAATAAATCAAATACAACAATACAATGGAAAAATAGAATATATTCAAAACGCCTTTAGTGATTCAGAACGAAAAACAGATGTAGAAACTGCTTTAATATACATAAATGTTCCAATGCAAAAAGATGAATCTATATTTGAAAGACATTTTAAAAGAGATAATCCTGATATAGATGTTGATAATTTTCAAGCATTACTTCCCCAAATGACAAAACTTCAATCTTTAGTATTAGAGTGTGATATGGTTAAAAAAGCAACTACAGAATTATTTAAAGAAAAAATGAAAATAAATAAATTATTAAATGGGTTTGGAATAAGTTCTGGTGTTAGCATATGTGATGATACATCGACTCCTAAACAATTATCAATCAATGACTATTTAGACAAGACTAATTTACAATATTGGAACAAATTTATAGAAGAAACTGATTTTAAAAAGAAATTACCATCTAAATTAAGAGATAATTTTAATTGCAATATGGAAAAACAAAGAAATATATCTTTTAACATGAATAATATTCACTATTTCTATGAACAATTAATACAAGCTATTCCAAAAAGTTATGAAGAAACTGTTGCAAAAGTTTTTGAAGATCTCACTTATAAGGGGTATTATTCAGATTCAACATGGAATAGCAATATTTATTTATACAGTGGTTGGAAAACTAATAGTTGTTATAAGATAAATAAGAAATCAATTATAAGATACTATGGAGATTATTTATATAGAGTTCCCGATACATTAAAAGATTTAAATATCATCTTCAATAACATACAAGGCGATAGTTATGATATAGACAATAGAGATATAATAGAATCTATTAAAAAATGTGAAAAGAATATTGATACACCTCACTTTTATTTATCGAGTTTTAAAAAGGGTACAATTCACATAGTATATAAAGATAAAAGAGCATTAGAGATTTTTAATATTTTAGCAGGAAAGGGCTTAAACGCATTACCTCCAGACTTTGGGCAAAAGAAATATTCAGACATGAACGAAGAAGAAAAACAATTAGTTAAAGATTTTGATTTGACAGTACAGGAATATAATGGATTAGGTATAACAAATAATTATTTAAGATTAGAATAAAATATTTCAACAAATTAATATATTAATGTGTTGACAAAAGAATCCAAATATATTATTATATACATATGGACACAAATAAGTTCCAATTAATGAAATAGATATAAAAATAATACATAAATAATAAATTAAATAAATGGAGGTAGATTAAATGTTGAAAAATGAATTTAAGAATACTGGTGAACTAGGTTTGGAAGATATATATAACTATAATGATTGGACGTATTCATTAGAATATATGGAAATGGCAAAGGCTTATAATCTACAAGAAGATAAAAAATGTGAATTAAAAGAAGCTATTTGACAAATTAATGTAAATTATAAATTAAAATATAATAATGAAGGAGATATGAAAATGGAAAAAGTAATAAGAATTATAAATAAATTAGAAAGTACAAGTAGTTCAAATGATAAAATATCAATAATACAACAGAATAAAGATAATGAAGACTTTACTAAAATATTATATTATACATACAATGATAGTCTTCAGTTTGGATTCAGCGAGAAGAAACTTAGAGAATTACTAAAGAGCTATTTAGAAAATTCAACATTCTATGTAGGACATTTATGGATTAATGGATTTGAAATGCTTGATACACTTTCAAAATCAAATATCAATGATAGCCTACGAAAAGAAGTTTTAGAATTTTTATCAAATTGTGATTACGAAGAACAAGAACTATGGATTAAGGTACTTACCAAGGATTTAAGATGTAATATATCAGGGAAAAGCATAAATAAGGCTATCAAAGGATTAATACCAGAATTTAATATCCAACAAGCATATCCGATTCATAAATATCCATTAAAGAAAGGCACTTGGATTTGTTTAGAAGAAAAACTTAATGGTATAAATTGTTCATACGTAAATGGAATAATGTTAAGTAGGCAAGGTAAAGAGATATCAAACTTAGATCATATAATTAAACAATTAGAACAACTAAGTTTTGAAGGATACTATTTCAATGGAGAATTAGTTAGAAAGAATATAGACAATATTTCAAATGGTGAGAACTTTAGATTAACAACTTCAATCGTAAATTCAGATGTGGAAGATAAAACTATGATAGATTTAATTGTATTTGATTTATTACCTATAGATGAATTCTTTGCAGGAAAAAGCAAATTGAAATATAAAGATAGGCTAAAACAATTAAGACAATTAAAAGCAGATGCAGTTGAAAAGGGACTAGCTAATTTGGATATACCAATTGTATATTATGAAGGAACAGACATATCTGTGGTAGATGAATATTTAGATTTAGCAATATCACAAGATAAAGAAGGTTGTATGGCTATAAAGGATTGTGAATGGAAAAATAAACGTCACAATGGCATATTAAAGATTAAAAAGTTTATGACTGCTGATTGTAAAATAATTAATTATGCAGAAGGAGAAGGAAAATATAAAGGAGTTTTAGGTTCTTTTATAATAGATTATAAAGGTAATTAAGTTTCTGTTGGTTCAGGCTATTCAGATGAACAACGTCAAGAATATTGGACAAACCGTGATAAATACATAGGTAGAATTTTAGAGGTTAAGTATAAAGAAGAAACTATGGATAAGAAAACCAAGTTAATAAGTTTACAATTTCCAACCTTTGTGTGTATTAGAGAAGAAGGAAAACAAATAAGCTATAATTAAAAAAGAGGTGATTAAATATGAGTGGAATTTCATGGAATGAAGTAGGTATGACTACTAAAAAGGTATTTAAATATTTAGATTCAATTGATTTATTACCTTATATAAACGAATTCAAAGAAAAAGACTTATACGATTTAATGGAAAAATTAGAAGAGATTTATGACTATAAAGATGAATTTTCTGAGACACTTTTTGATTATATAAAAGTTAGTGAATTCGCTGAATATCTAAACAAAAGATATAATTTAAATATAAAAGAAACTGAAATAATAAGTTCTTACTATTATATTTAACAATAGTAAAATAACAGAGCCAAATAAAAGTTAAATTTTAAATAAATAAAATAGTACGTTTTGTGCAGAAATCACGAATTATAGGAGGGATAAATACAATGTATACATTATGCTTAATAAATGGTTATAACTATCACTATTTTAATGACAAACTACTTAGCATAAGTAAAAATAATTGGGTACTTAATATATTATAAAAGGGTGGAAGATGCAATGGATACAGGAAAAGCTATGGCGATTATAAAAGAAAAAGCAACAATAATAGGATTCCTTGATTTCTAGGTACATGAAAATGTCCTTGATAGAGAAAATGCCGACAATTTAAAACAGTATTTAGAATGGTTAGCTAAACAAATTTAGTTCGCAATGCTAATAAATCAAATAAAAATAATGAGGGTAAAGGGGATATATTAAAAATGAATAATTCATGTAAACAAATTGAAGTAGAATATCAAAACCCAACAATAATGGACTTAATGGCTGAAATTGACAGGCTTACACAGGAATTATCAGAAGTTAAGGCTGAGAATTATATGTTGAGAAATGACAATATATTATTACATAATAGTATTGAACAAAAATATGAAGAAAGTTCACAAGAAGAAGGTGATCTAAGTATGCTAGAAGAATATGAAGACAAATATTTAACTGATGTAGACGCATATTTAGAAGCTTTTGATAATATTAGTTTAACAAGGTTATAAACAAATTAATATATAAAGTAATAATAAGAATGGAGAATGAAAGAATATGATAAGTAATTATGAAGTTCAATATATGAATATAGTTAAAAATATAATAGAATATGGATACTACGATAATAATAGAACAGGTATGCCAACATATAAACTACCACATCAAATAATACAAGTGGATTTACAAAAGGAGTTTCCTATATTAAAAACTAAACAGGTGGCTTTTAAAACAGCTACAAAAGAAATGTTATGGATATGGCAACAACAGTCAAATGATGTTACATTATTACAAAATCAAAATGTTCATATTTGGGATGAATGGGTTGATAAGAATAATACTATAGGAAAAGCTTATGGGTATCAAATAGCAAAATATAAACAACTTGATAAACTTATTGAAACTTTAAAAACTAATCCACAAGATAGAAGAATGATTATTTCTTTATGGAATATTGAAGATTTACCAGAAATGCAATTACAACCTTGTTGTTATCAAACTATTTGGGATGTGACAGATGGTAAACTGAATTGTATGCTTATACAACGTTTGTAAAAGAGCGTCTTTAGGTAGTAATACCTATCGAAAACCCTGTTAAACGGGGAAACTCTTATATTTATAAGACAATCCCGTACTAAATATTATTATTTGTGTTATTAAAATAAAAAGGAGGTGAATAAATAATGATAGGAACGTATTTTATAAAAAATTTACTTAATAATAAATTTTATGTAGGTCATTCAGTTAATATAAATCAAAGATTTAATTCTCATAAGTCAGCACTAAGAAAAAATAAACATCATAATAAGCACTTGCAAAGAGCGTGGAATAAATATGGTGAAAATAATTTTGAATTTGAAATCTATAAAATTTGTAATACAGAAATTGAAAGTATAGAAATTGAACAATATTATATAGATAATTATAAAGATATGTTATATAACATATCTAAAAAGGCTAAAGATGGTGGTGATTTGTTATCGTATCATCCCAATAAGAAACTAATTATAGAAAAAGGATTAGAAACTAGAAAAGAAAATATGTCTAAAATGTCAAAAGAAGAACTAAGCAATACATACGGAAGAAAAGGAGAAGATAATGGAATGTATGGCAGACATCATTCTGAAAAATCGAAAAATAAAATTTCTCAAAAAAACACAGGTGCTTATCGAGACATAAAAGGAAAAACTTATTATGAGTTCTTTGGAGAAGAAAAGGCTGTCGAAATTAAAAATAACTTATCTGATAAAGCAAAATTAAAAATTGGAGAATTAAATAGTTTTTATGGGAAACATCACTCTGAGGAATCGAAAAATAAAATTAGAGAAAAACAATTAGGAAAGAAACCTCCTAACATGAAAAAAGTAAAAATAGAAGAAGATGAATACGAAAGTCTAACCGAAGCTTCTAGACAACTAGGGGTGACACCTACAACAATATTAAATAGAATAAAATCAAAAAACTTTCCTAATTATTATTACATATAAAAACACAAATAATAATTAAATGTCTAACGACTATCGAAAGCATGTTTGATAAATATAAAAGGTTATTAAATAGAAGCGAGTAGAGTACCCCTCAAGTTATTGGAGGTTGCATAATGCAAGGTGACGGGAAAAGCAGGGAATCCTATCTGAAATACTAATAGGATTGTGATATAGTCTTTTCTATATAGTAATATATAGCAGTTTCAATTAATGGAGTTGAAACGGGTAAGGTTTAACGAACCTTATTGAAAATAGAGTCAGGAGACATTCCATTGGGCGTTCCCTTTAATACAACGCAATATGCAGTTTTAACTCATATGATTGCACAAGCTACTGGATTACAAGTAGGGCAACTTACTCATATTATAAATAATGCTCATATCTATGAAAATCAAATTGAAGGCATGAGAGAACAATTAGAAAGATATGAGAGGTTACAAAGTTGTGTATATAATTATGATACTTATAATGAATATTATAAAGATATAACGCACGAAGAATATAGTAAATTACAAGATATTTATTCTATAACCCCTAAACTAAAATTAAATCCTGACATAACTAATTTTTATGACTTCACCATAGACGGTATTGCTTTAGAAGATTATAAAAATATGGGAATTATTAAAATGAAAGTGAGTGTATAGAATGTTATCTATTATAGTAGCTATTGATCTTAACGGTGGAATTGGAAATAACAATGAATTATTGTTTCACGTTAAAGAAGATATGAGAAGATTTAAAGAATTAACTACGAATCACAAAGTAATTATGGGCAGAAAAACATTTGAAAGTTTGCCGAATGGTGCATTACCTAATAGAACAAATATAGTGTTAAGTCGTTCTAAAATGGGACTAGATGAGGAATTAGACATATGCTATATGAATATTGATATGGTTCTAGAAGAGTATAGAGATTCAAATGAAGAAGTGTTCATTATAGGTGGAGGAGAGATATACAGCCAATTATTGCCTTATTGCAATAAGATTTATTTAACTATCGGATTTGGAGAATTTGAAGCTGATACATTCTTTAATTTTAATAAAGATGAGTGGGAGATAGATGGATTATCTACAATGCACAATACATTTGCTTTTTACAATTATAAGAGAAAGGAGTAAATACAAGTGGCTGATTATAATGAAATAATAAATGATCTAATTGAATTATTGCACAAGATAGACGTATTTAAAACAAGAGCTGAAAAATATTATAGTGAGTGTGCTGACAACATGGAATTGGGTGAAATATATGCTTATAAACAATCTGGTAAATTAGTATCTGAACTATTAGAAAAATATAAAAGTGCTAATATATCAATAAACGACTATACCATAACTAAATTAGCTAAAACTAAAACAATGCAAGAAATAATAGACACTATAGGTTCTGAAGTATGTCCTAGTGTATATGGACTTGTAGATTTTAACCAATACCAATGTGACGAATATAATTGTGAAACTTGTTGGGAATGTGCTTTAAGGGATTCAGGTATTTAATTTAAAGATGATGTTATATAATTTACACTTCACAAACAAACAAATGTTCGATATAATGTTATTATTATATATTGAATAAGGAAGTGCAATTTATGAAGGTTGTAGCGAAAAACATAGAAGTAATAGCTTACTTTACTGAAGAAGGGAAGATAACTCCTTTAAAGTTTAGGATTAAAAATGAAAATGGTGAATATCAAACTATAAAAATAGAAAAAGTTGTAGATACTAAGCTCGAAAGACTTTGTGGCAACAATGCAAAAGTATTTACATGTCAAAGCAATATTGATGGGATAGTGAAAATATATGAAATAAAATTCATAATAGAAAGTAGTAATTGGATACTATTTAAAATTTAAAATAATAATGAATAATATCCAATACATAGGTCATACTATTATTATAAACCATTGCTTTAGGAAAACTAAAAAATGAAAAAAATAAGGGAGTCTAAATATAGATTAGATACTAATTGCAAATTAATGCAAAAAATATTTAAATTATATTTAGACTCCCTTAAAATTGTAATTATTTACCTCATAACGACATGTTGCTTATCCGATTTTCGTATGTTATTATTAGATTGGAACTAATTTAGTGGTATTTTCAAGCGATATTACTATAAAAAGAAGTGGCTTATAAATTTAAGTTGCTTCTTTTTATTTGAACTTTAATTTATTTTTAAATGTGTATTGACTTTGATTGAAATAGTGATATAATTGTTTTATGGATATATTTTGTTTGTTATTATATGTCCTAAAGGTGAGATTACTTGAGAAAGTAGTCTCTTTTTATTTTAATCCAAGATATGTTAAAATTCCACCAACAATCATAGATGCTATAACCCAAAATTGTTTAGTATTATAAAATTTCATTTCATTATTTATTTTATTACTTTCAGTTTTTATTCTTTCTTCTTGAGATTCTTTTGCCTTAAAGTAATCAAACATTTCTTTGGTAAAGTTATTTAATGTATTTTGTTGTTTTTCAGACTGCTTCATTTGATCTTTTGACTGTTCTGCCATTAATAGTTTAATTTCTGCTTGAGAGCGTGAAATCCCAGCTAATTCTAACCTTTGTTCAACATCACTTTCCTCAAGTCTTCTTAGTCTTGCTTCATGGTCTGATAATTGTTTGTCTATGTAATTATTTTCGTCCATATATATTCCTCCTCAAAATTTTAATTTATTTATTCATTGTTAACACATTCCTTTTCTTTAAGATTAGTGAATTATAATATATTGATTTATATAAAGAGTATAATTATTTTTAATTTTGGTTATTATAACAGAGTAGAATTGATTATTGATTTAGAGTGTTGTTCTTTGGTAATTGATTCTACAATATTTTAACCTTTTATATTTTAAATTGATAGATAATAGATACTGATAAAACCTAATCTTGTGGATTTTAATAGTTTCGATGAGGTTAGGTTTTATTGCTATTTGTTTTTTATTTTTGCTATTGTAATCATTTAAAAGAGTGGTTTTAAAAGGAGTTAAATATCAAACTTTAGCATTTCTTGTTTTAAAGATTCGGTATCTTCTTGCAAATAAAAATCTTTTGTTACACCCGTTGATCTATGGGATAACGCCTTCGAGACTGCTTCTAGACTCATACCTGCTTTATATCTAAGGTCACTGCCACTATGTCTTAAATCATGCATGGATAATTCAGGTTCATTGATAATAGCCCCTATTTGTTTTATCCATGTACTTTTAAATTGTCCAACTGAAGCTTGTCTCCACCCATTATAATTAGTAACAAATAAATGCTCACATTCAATTCCTTTTTCTTTTCTTTCATTCAACCATTGTTTAATTAATTCTATACATCTATCATTGAGATTGAACGTAATAGAATATCCTTCTTTTTCGATTACATCTCTTATAACCCTATTTTCTAAGTCAATCTGGTCTAATCTAATAGTAGATATAGCATTAACTCTAGCCATAGTAAATAACCCTAATTCAAATACTAATGTTAATTGAGTATTATTTCTTTCTTTTAATCCTTCTCTTATCGTTTCTACTTGTTCTTGTGTTAGAAATACTCTTTTTATTTCATAAACTCCTTTTTGAGCTTTAGGTCTTTCTAATAAATCTACTACATTTTCTTTGATTTTTCTTTTCTTTTTATAATATAGATATAATGATGAGATACTAGACAGTCTACGTTGCATACGTCTATCTTTATTTTCAAATACGCTTTGACATAGTGCAAGAAAATCTTCAACAACATCTGCCATTTCCTCAGTTTCAAAATCAAATATGTATTTATTATCATAATTTTTTAATATAAAAACAAAGAATTGGTTTATATCTGAAGTATATGAATTCTTAGAGGACTCAGCTAACTGTCTTTTCCCATTAAGATATTTCCTCCAAAGTTCTTTATTTTGTGGATTTATTTGTTCTATCAATTTTGGAGTTGTATATTGAACATGTTTTCTTTTTTCTTTTGCCATATTATATCAAGTCCTTTCTTAATTGTTTTATTTTGTCTTTTTTTTTACTAACATTCTTATCTTTCTCAGCTTTTAATTTGTCCCTAACTTCTTTCCTAGCTTTCTTTTCACTTTTCTTTTGTTTAACTAATTCAGTGTACTGTTTCTTTTCTATTTTATCTTCTAAGTTAAACCATCTGCTATCATATGTAACAATTAATTCAAAACGTGTATCTTGATTTAAGTATTTAAACATCTTTATCTTGCACTTACTTTCATTTGTAATATTATAAAGACTACCTTTTACATCAACAACGACTAGTTGACCATCTCTAATAAAGCTCATATCAGAAATATATTCCATTTTACGAATTCCTTTATTTTCGTAGTGGGAATCTTTAAAGGCTGGCACTAATAAGAAAGGTTTTTGTCTATCTAAATTGTTTATCTCTCCTTTCTCTTGTTGCTTTAATAGTTCATTCCAATATTTCCATTCTGTTGTGCTGTCGAAAATTCCCCATTTAGGATCATCAACTTTTTTACTTGAATATTTGCCCATATCCCCATTCCTTTCTAATTCAATTTTTATAATTCCACGCAACAAAAAAGAGCTTGTACAATTCATACAAACTCTAAAAATAATCTAATATTTAATTTTAATATCTTTGGCCTAATCCAAATCTTCTATAACATTTAATAATTCTTCTTTACTCTTTCTGGTATAAATCCGAGTTGTTTCAATACTACCATGGCCACATAAATCGGCTACAATATCAATGGCCAAACCAGAATCTATTAACCGTTTTGCATATTGATGGCGAAATGAATGTGCATGATTTTTCTCCTTTTTTACATTGGCCAACTTACCATATTTCTTTAAAACTTTATCTACACCACTTCTAGTCATATGGCCACGAGTTCCTACAAACAGGTAATCACAACCTTTATTCATTCGGCCCAATCTACAATAATTTAACCAAACATCATTCAAGGCCTTGGGAATAAATACAGATCTAATCTTATTTCCCTTGCCAACAATTTGTATTGTATTACTATGTATGTCTTTTATTTGAAGTTGTAGCATTTCACTTATTCTTAGGCCAGTCAATTCCAATGTTTTTACTATGGCCAACGTTCTATAATCCTTCTTGGCCTTAGCAATATCAATTATATTTTCTATATCAGCCTTATTAATTACATTCTCTAAGAAATTCTGTGATTGTATTTTTACTTTTGTAGTTGTGGCCGACACTTCAATAAAAGCAAAGAATTGATGTATGGCCACAAGTTTTCTATTGGCCGAAGTAGGAGATAAGAATCTTTCATATAATAAATATTCTTTGTAGGCCTTCATTGTATCATTGTGAAATTCTAATATCTTATTTTCTTTTGCATAGGCCATGAATTGATTTATATCTCTCATATAGGCCTCAATAGTCTTATTACTTTTTTCTTGCTTGGCCAAGTATTCTCTAAACATTTGTAAATTATTCATCTTTATATACCTCCATAACTATTATACCATGTTTTGGACTGATAATCTTAGTTATGTATCGAATTTAAAACAAAAATCCTAATTCTTAATGTTGTGGCCAGTATAAATATGAAAGTATTATCATTAATTCTAATTCTATTACGCCAATATTTTTAGACTTTCTTTTACCTTTAATACAATTGAATTTAAATGGCATTCAAAAGCAGAGTTGCAAGTAGAATAACTTTTTCGATTTTATAAAAATGAATGGTTCTGTGGTGTTTATCAAAAATATATGTTATAATATTATATTAACCACATAATCATCCTAAGGAGAAGCAATGGAATATATATGTTTATCAATAAGTTGTTTGATTCTATTTATGCTAGGTCGTATAATTAATAAGTTACGGCATGTCAGCCGAAATATTGATAATAAAATTTTCAATGATTAAATGAATCCAATTTACAAACACAAATAAGAGCAAGATTATAATATCTCTTGCCCTTATTACATTAATTTATTATTACATTATAAACACATATCCAATAATTTTATTTCCAACAACTATCTTGCATTCTAAATCAGATAAACTTCCTAAAACTTCTATTTTAGAACTCAAATCATTATTATAAGGAGTCCTAGTTATTATTTTACAACTTAATTCTGAAATATTTGATACTGAAATAATACCATTTAAATCATTAGTAGGAGTAATCTCTACTTTATTATCTAAGTCATTGTATTCATTTCTTCTAACTTTAATCTTACAAGAAATATCTCCTTTAGCAACTCTAATTATACAATCTAAATTTTCTACTGATATAATATCAATTTTTGAATTTAAATCAATTTCTTTAGTATTCCTTATTTTAATTACTGAATTTAAATAAGATGGTTTAATAACATTAATCTTACTATCTAAATTATCATTTGCTATTATATTGATTTTTGAATTAAGATCAATATCTGAATATCTTCTAACTTTAATAGTAGAACTTAAGTTTGCGTGATTGGTTACTTCTATTAATGAATCTAGATTATTATAAGTAGTTACTATGATTTTAGAATCTAATTCTGAATCCCAAGTGTTTCTTACTTTAATTATACAACCTATTAATTCATTTGTTAGAACATTGATTACACAATTTAAATCGCTACGTTGAGTTACACTTAATTTATTATTTAAATCTAAAACGTCATTTCTTCGTACTATAATACTTGAATATAACTCACTTGTAGGTGTAACTTTAATTATACTAGCTATATCAGGATTATTTACTATGATTTTGCTATTAAGTTCTTTGTATTCATTTCTTCTTACTACAACTTTAGAGTCTAATGATAATATTTCATTTCTTCGGACAATTAAATTACTATCAATATTATCTATTTCATTACGTTTTACTGTTATGATAGAATTTATATACGGATTATTTACAATAATTGTACTTGATAATTCATTTATTTCATTTAATCTAACTTTTAATAAGGAATCTAAATTATTTTCTTCATTCCTTTTTACAACTAGTTTACAATCTAAATCTCCACGAATAACAGTAATTTTAGAATCTAAGTATCCATTATTATTTACGACCAAAGATGAATCTAAATCGCTTTCTAAATTATAATTAGGTACAGTAATTGAACAACTTAAATCTTTATTTTCAACACTCATTACGAATATTTTACTTAAAAAATCATTAGAAACATTACTCTTTACTGTAGTATCAAAATACTCTATTTCTAAGGTAGGTGGATAAACACTTTCCCTAGAATAAAGCCTTAGTCTTTGTTGAATTGACTCATCAAGTGATTTAATTATAAATCCATTTTGTAGCATACTACCATTGAACCAATTATCAATTATATACATTAAGTCAATTTCTATAATACTTCCACTAACGCTAGAAACAGCTTTTATTGTACTTAAAGAATCTTCTTGATTATTCCAAGTTATATCATTTTCATACCAAGAATCTTTTACTTCATCTAATTGAATACCACTTGTATAATAAGACGTATTACTATGTAATTTTAAAATAGCCTTTGTAAATACCCTAGTTGTAGGTATCCCACTTAAATCAAACTGTAAGAATGAGCGATATAATTCTCCACTATTATTACCAACATACATATCAATTTCGCTACCATAGTTGAATGTAGGTAATTGACTTCTGGTATAAGCATCTTGTACCGGCTTTAATGTCAAATTAACTTTAGGAGCTGGTAATATATCTACAATACCAAACATTCTATTGGAAGGTCTAGTCTTGATTATAGAATTTAAATCCTCAGTACCTTCATTAATTACTAAGATAGTAGAATCTAAATCATTAGTATCTGTAATGTATACAAACATCTTACTTGAGATATCGTTTTTACCATCGACAAATCTTACATGAATAGTTGAATTTAAATCAATATTTTCATTTCTTCTGACTAATACATTTGAATTGATATCAGTTATATCATTTCTTCTAACTGTAATCTGTGAATCGAATTCATTGTTGTCATATCTTCTGACATTCAAGATACAATCTACTGTAGACATATCTCTTACTGTTATTTTAGTTGATAAATCTTTTGCAGAAGGTATTCTAACAGATATTTTAGAATTTAATTCTTTATAATTGGTAACTTTTATTTTACTTAAGAATTCACTTGTTGGAGATATTTTTACTATTCCATTGAAATCATCATCTAAATATCTTCTTACTTTTATTATAGAATCAACTTCGCCCTTACTAACTAAAATCTTACAACCCAATTCTTCAAATAATGAAATTAAAATTGTACTATCAATGCTACCATCGTCATATCTTCTTACATTAATTATGGAATTTAAATCATTATCTTCAGACCTTCTAACTTTAATTGTAGAATCTAAGTCATTGGTAAACATAACTAAAATTTTACTATTTAATTCATTAATGTCGTATCTTCTGACTTTAATTATCGAACTTAACTCATTATAATTATACCTTCTAACTGTTATCTTTGATGATAATTCACTAAATCTTGTGGTAGATATTGTGCAATTCAGTTCACTTACATCTTTTCTTCGTACTATTATTTTAGAGTTTAAATCTTTATATTCATTACGTCTTACTGCAAGTTTACTAACTAAGTCTAAAATATTAGTAACTTTAATATTTGAATTTAGTTCACTAATATCATATCTTCTAACTTTCACCTTACAATCTAAATCCTTAATTTGTGTAACATTTATAATACAAGGCATTTGATAATTATTAACTACAGTTATTTTACAACTAATATTAGGTTGGGATACTGCAACTTGTGAATTGAAATCTCTAGCAGTATTTATTTTAACTTTTATTATAGAATTTAAATTAACTCCTGTTGCAACATTGATTTTACTATTTAATGCGTCTGTTAATACTTGTAATTTACAATCTAAATAACTATTATTTCTAACTGTTATTGTACTATCTAAATCATTATTAAAATCATATTCAGGAACTATTATAGTACAATTTAATTCATTTTTTGCAGGTATTTTTACACTTATTTTACTATTTAATATTGCTGACCCATAGCTAGGAGGATTAGGGTTAAAATACTCAACTTCCAATATAGGAGTAAAACTTGATTCTCTTGAATAAGTTCTACCATATTGATTATAAGTTTCGTCTGAAGATTTAAAAACAAATCCTGTTTGGAATCTATTTCCTTCGTACCAATCAATAATACTATTTGTAACATCACAATATATATATTTCTGACCTAGTGAAGTTCCACCTTGGAATGTTTCAAGTAGAGTTCCCATTGGAGGTTGGTTATCCCATGTAATATCATTTTCATCAAAACTATTTAAACATTCGTATACTTCTAAGTTAGGAATAAAATTATCAGTACTTATCCTAGTTGCTTTTATTGTTGCTTTTGTTATTATTAAACCTTTTTGTAATCGAAGTAAATTAAAGTCCATGAATGTTCTAAATATTCCATCAAAAGAAGATGAATAACCAACTAATAAATCTTTTTCTTTTCCGTAATTTAGAACTGGTTGGTCTGATCTCACGAATGCATCTTTTAAGCAAGGTATAATTTGAGTTATTTTTTGTGTTTTGACTATATCTACAGTACCAAACATTTTGTTCTTTATTGGAATAGTTAAGGTACTTGATAATGAAACATTTTCGTCTTGTACTGATTCATCATTATATCTAACTGTAATTGTACTATTTAAATTATTGACAGAATCTATATCAATTTTTGCATAAGCTTCATTTTGAACATTACTTCTATTAATTATTATATATGAATTTAAGTCGTTATCATATTGCATTTCATTTTCTCACATCCTTTCTCATTGTATTGAGCCATACGATGTCTACATTTTATTAAACTGGTTCACAAATCGCATCTATTTCAAATATTCCACCTGTCCCACTAGAATGTACGTCACTCGTGATACGACAAAAAAACTCTTTACTTTCACCGTCTTGTAATATAAAAGGAAAATTTAATTGAGTTAATGTATCTGCCCCTTCTGGTACAAACGAAGAGTCTTTTGCTATATGCAACTCATAATTTACCACGGTATCAGATTTTACTGTTATAAATGTATTCTCTACTGGATATCCATAGTCATTTTCAATCAATATTCTCTTTACGTCACTAGTTTGACCAGCAGTTAGAGTGCCAAAATCAAGCATCTCTAAAATATTTCCATGTGCATCTGAATAAAACCCTGATACTTCATCTTTAAACATCAAATTTTTATATTTTCCAATAGAATTAAGCGAATATGCAAGTGTGCCTCCTACATAATCCTGTATTTCAAATTTTATTGTATTTTGTTTGTTCAATATTAAATCATCACTTGTCCAACTATGTTCTATATAATGAGGTACGTCAAAATATTCAGTATAAGATGGTGTACTTAAATCCTCAGTATATGGATATTTTTGCACCCCATTTATCAACATTCTATATCTAATTTTGTCTCCATTAATATCATCGAGTGACCCAGAAACACTCCAATTATCAGATAAAATACTTGAAAATATGGGATTGTTATTTACCATATTTAAAGATTTTGTAATAGAATAAACTAATCCCCTAGAATCTTTGACAGATAAAATAATAATATTATTACCTACTTTGAAATCTAAATAATTATACGTGTGTGCAATTTGTTGAATTTGTTCTCCATCTAGCCAATCAGACCATCCGTTATTGCCTTCAAAGTCAATAAATATCCCATTGATAGTAATCTTATATTGAAATAAATCGCCTTCTAAATCTTGCAAATCTGCTGATAATTTTATATTTGTTCTATATAATGTTGTATCAGGACTAATTGTTAAATTACTAATTGTAGGAGATGAATTAACAGGATATGTGGTAATTAAATTATTTATTTGCGGACTTAACATATTGCTTTCCGAATACATATATACTGCATAATCTAATGTTCCACGCTTAAACCACGCATTTATATCGCCATCTAATATATTATTAACTTCTAGTCTTGTCATTCCTTTTGTATCAATATCACTTAATAATACTTGTTGCCATACTCCACTTTTAAATGTCCACCAAGAATTTCTGCCATCTTTAGAAAATAAGAACTTAGACATTAATTGAGCTTTAATATTTAATATTACACTTGGAACTACTGTATCACTCCAACATAATAATTTAGGACTATCAATAACAAAAAATGGTTTATATGTATTAGATGTATTAAATATTAAATTTAGATTTGTAGATTTATCAGACCAAGTAATAAATTCTACTTGGTCTTCATCTAAAGTTGACCATTGTGCTTCAGTTATAGAATTTATTGATGAAATACCAAAATCAATAAAGTTTTGTTTTGTAAGTGGTTCTACTAATATAGAGTCTACCCAACTAGTGCCATTAAAAGTTAATAGTTTTCCAGCTAAAGTTTTAACAAATGTATATTCCATAAAGAGATACCTCCTTTCTTTTAAAAATATTAACCATTTTAAGCTAATTGTTTCACCCATATTAAGCAGTTTCTTTCCGATCTTGACCCTTCGTAAGCCGATGAATCATGAGATATACAAGCTTCACTAGAGTAGTTCATTATTAAATAATAAGCAGTTGCATTAGTAGACGGGAAACTTGTACTGCCCCATGTACTCAAAGCACTTCCGTAATTTGTTGCATTTGCACCATATCTTCCCGTACTTGTACCATTTTTTGCATCTAAATAAAGAGGATAATACATATAAATAGTTTGATAAGAATCTTGTACAGTTCCGTATCTTGGAGAATCTGATATATAAGGTGTATTTTGTCTAAAGTAAATTGGTAAAGTTTTAAAACTAGGGTTATTAGGTCTATCAACCTTAATTATACTCTTTGATAAATCTTTTCCTCGTAATGCATTTATAACATCGTCACCTAGTTTACACATGGTTGTACTTGCTGACAATACAGGTAATGTTCCACTTGATGTTGCCATTGTAGTTAATGTTCCTTTTACTCCTGTGTTAAGTACCAACATCCATGCTCCATCATTATTAGATGTATTCATATCACAATAAACATCTTGTATTACTGTTGGTTTCACTAATTTTATGTTTCTAATTTCTGTGTTTGTTCCTACTGTATTACACATATATAATAATAAATGTCCAGAAGTAGCTAATGTTTTTGTTATAGTATATGTCTGCCAATCAGATGTTCCGACTAAAGTAGCATTAAATGTATTATCATTAACTCCATCATTATCAATAGCAAAAGTTCCATTTCCTTTATATTCAAATGATAGTGTACATGTGCCTGATAAAACTACCATATCCCAATAACCACACCATGATGTGCTTTTTAATCTTATCCATTTTTGACTAGAGTCTACTGTTTCATATCTTGTAGCATCTTGATATAAAGTCCATATACCACAGGCGTCATAAGGTGTTGGTTTTATTCTATATATGCCACTACCTGTATCTCCCATATACACATGACTTCCATCTGTTGGTCTAAGATATTCTTCAGCAGATTTTGCATAAGTCCCATCACTCCACGCCCTATATGTACCAAAGTTTACAATACCATTGGAATAAATAGCACTTTTAACTCCATTATACTTTGATAAATTTACTATTTGTCTATATAAATATCCATCACCCAAAACACCTTTATTCGATGGAACAAATCTTGCAATATTCATATCAGCAAATAATAGATTTAAATTAGTAACATCATTATTTTGGAAGTCTAATTGAGTTGGATTTTGATTGCCTATATCTACATAACCCGTACCTTTAAAAGTATATACTTTATCGTCTGTTTGGATTAAAGTATTTCCATTAGAAATCACCATTCCATTCAACTCAGTGAATCTATCAGAATTTATATCATACGTATATTTAGTTCCTGTTCCTACTATCATATCTGTTTCCATGTCTTCTACAAGTGTAGTAGATTGAATGGAATCATCTGTTCCTGTTATTGCTATACTATTTATTTTCCTTTTTCCAATTGTCTTTAATTGTGAATTGTCATTAGATATTACTATATCAGTACCATATCCAATTAAAGATAAACCATTTTCATTACAGTTTGAATTATTGTTTGTCATCGTATATTCGGAATTAAAATCAAAGTCTCTTTGAGAACTTGTACTATCTCTGTCTTCTTTATAAACATTATATGTCCCAAGTCTATATAAATAATTTTCTACACTTAAAACATCTATATATAAAGTATTTTTGCCTGAATTAAAAGCACTTTGAGGAATTGCCATTTGAATATCATATGGAGTTGTTGTTAATAATGTATATCCACTTGATGGATAATATTGAATGCCATTTATAAATATTTTATATTGAGTTTGAGTTCCAAAATCTGTATCTATTGTACATTTTAATAAACTATCATTATTATTTTTATATGTCCATATATTGCTTGGAATAATTTCTGCTTTATCAAATTCACAAATTGGATCTAAATCAACTCCACCCGTTGCCCAAGTACCATTAACAATTATCCCATTATTCCCATTAACTACGTCAGTTATCGTAGTTCCGTTTCCTTCATTAAACTTCCAATAAGCAATTAAATTATTTTCATTTCCTTTTAATTGTTTCTTTCTATTATCTTTAATTTGTGTTAATGTTCTTTCAATATTCCACATTCTTACATTATCTAAATATCCATTAAACATAGAATATGCTGAATTTACTTCTGTTGTACTTCCAAAATATAATGGATAAGGTTGAACTAAAGTATCGACTCCTACTGTAATAGCAATACTAAACCATAAAGCGTCATTTAAATAAAGTTTAAGAATACCTGTATCTCTATTAATAACTCCTGCTATATGATACCAAGTATTCGCCACCATTACAGGAGTTATAGTATCACTCCATAAAATTTCTTGAGTTCCGTCTAACTTTTCAGTTCCTAAATACATACGTCCTGTACTATGTACCCACATACTATATTGCCTAGCATTTCCTTTATAAATAATTGGCATCCAAGTATTAACAAAAGAATTTATCTTAATATCAAACTCTATAGTCATTTGTCGCAATGGGCTTAATGAGTTAGAATGTGGAATTGTAACATTTGTTGTTCCACCAAATTTTAAAGCATATGGATTATTAATTGCCAAAATATCACCTACTTTTATATTTTATTAAATTTTATCTGCACTTGCTATAACTTTAAATACTGTTTTAGGAGTGTCTGAAAAATCATTATTTGCTTTTACCTTAATGTAAACATTTTTACTTTCTCCGTCTAACATCACATTATTGAAATTTATAGTATTTGTATTTGTCAAAAATGAAGTATCTTTACATAAACAAACTTCATATTCCAATTGACTATCATCTACTTCTACTTTTACATTTTGTACTGCATAACCATAATCATTTTCTAACACGATAGTTTTTATTTCAGATTCTTCACCTACTTGTATATTATTAAAGTCAATATATTTTAATAGTTGTCCCATATCATTTGAATAGTAATTCCCATCAGTATCTTTTATCATTAAGTTTTTATATTTTCCTATAACATCATTAAAACTATAAACTTGCTTTGTGTGTAATTCATCCATTATTTCTATTAATATAGTATTGTTTTGATTAAATATTAAGTCCCCACTATTCCAAGAATAATTAACGTTTATAGGGCAATCTAACCACTCACTATATGTAGGATTAACAAAATCACTTGTATGAGGATATTTTTGAATTCCATTTATCAATACCCTGTATCTCACTTTATCAGAATCATCATCATTAATTACCCCACTTAAAGACCAATTATCGTGAGTGAACATAGTAAGATAAGGTGCAGTATCCATAACTATAATAGTATTTATAAAATCATAATGAAGTCCCCTATCATCTTTAACTGAAAATTGTATAATATTTTCTCCAACATTTAAATCAGTATATGGAATATCATAAGTTATATGTTGAAGGTTTATTCCATCTGTAAAATCTGACCACCCACCATTATTTAAATTATCAATTACATTATCGTTTACTAATACTTGATATGAAATAGTATCTCCTTCTAAATCTTGTACGTCAGCAGAAATAGTTATCATTCCATTGTGTAAATTGGTTGGAGTAATATTAAAATTACTTACTATTGGATATTGATTGGGTTCAAAGTTAATTGTAATATTTTTTACAAAGTTAGATACTTTTACAGGATTTTGAGATTTCATTCCTATCATTAAATCAATATATCCTCGTTGAAACCATTGATTCCATTGACTTTCTGTTATGTTTTGAACCCGTGCTTTTGTCATACCTTTATCGAATATTTCTGAAGATAACGCATCTTGAAAACTGCTACCATTAAAGTATTGCCATGTATTTTTATTATCTTTTGAAATTAAATATCTTACATTTGTATCTGTTGTCACATTCATTTTCAACGTCATATCTGTTGTCCCTGAATTCGTTCCCCAAGTGTATATCTGTGGATTGTTTAACCAATATATAGGATTATAACTTGGCACAGTAAGATATACCTTTGGTATTTCAGTCATAGAGTCAGTCCAAGTTATTACTTCAAATGAATTAGATAAAGTTTGCCATGCAGTTGCATCAACTAAACCTAGATTAGAAATTCCTTTTGTAGAGAAATCAGTATATACCAAAGGTTCTATTAATCCAGTATCAACAAATTGCTTAGTTATGCTATTGTAATTCATTATTTTTCCATTATATTTTATAAAACTATAAACAATTCCACTTCCAAATACTACATTATTAAGAGTACCATTAGGTGTATAGAGTGAAGTATCAATAAAGGCTGGATATACTGGTGCAGTTAAACTTGTATATATTAATACATTGTTTTTATAATATTTGACTTTACTATTTTCATACGATATTTTAAAAATATCTCCTATTGCATATGTTCCAAACGTTCCTATACTTGTTCCTTTTTCATATATTGCTAATACAGAATTAATTTGTAAATACCATGCAAAGGTTATATCGGTATAACTATTGTTTGCATTAGAATTATTAAAACCAATCATTCTATATGACGTAGTTTCACTTGCAGTAAAACTCATTGTCACATTTCCACTAGCAATCGATTTTGTAGATATTGCACTAGAAATCCAATCTGCTGTAGTATTGGTTTTAGTTAAATTATTATTTGTTGTAACAACTCCAACTAAAGAAGTCCATACTACATTTGTTCTTTGTGATATTTCTACCATTTGAATACTTCCACATGATTTACTTAGTTTACCAATATCTACTACTTTTCTATAAACTTTTCCTACACTTGAATTCAATAAATCTCTTTCATAAATCATAGTTTGTGAATTTGTTGTAGTGTTTGTAGTCCAAGTAGTCATATCATATAAACCATTATCTACAAAATTCTGTTTAGCCAATGGTTCAATCAACCCAGTATCAACCCATTCATTGTCAACAAATTTATAGTATTTATCATTATCTTTTATAATAGAATAATATTCATCTAAATTTACTTCTCCTGCCACCCAACTTATTGTTCCTGTAAGTGTTCCATTTCTTGCATAAGTTGTTGAGTCTTTTACTATCGTTCCTATTCCCTCATCGCACTTCCAATATCCAATTAATGTTGAAGTGTTTTCTGATACTATTATTGAAGACTTCATATATCTTTGTATACTTGCTTGACTTCTTGCAACATTCCATAGTCTAAATTCATCAAAGTCACCCCATGTTTGAGAACCGTCTCCCCAATACGCACCGATTGACCTAATATCTGATTTTGATTGTCTAGCTAAAGTTCCTACTAAAACACCATCAATATAATATTTTTGTGTATTATTTTCTCCAACTATGGCTATATGATGCCAACCGCTACTTAATGTACTCATTACAAACCCAGTATCGTTAAAACCTGTACCATTTATGTTGTCATACATACCTAAATGTAGATTAGACCTTTGAACTATAGTCTGATGATCTCCAGCATTTCCCCTTGTTAATGTATTCCAAGAAGCTTGAGATGCTAATGGATATTTAAATAAACATTCCATTGTCCATGAAGTAGGCAATGCTATATTAGGCACAGATAAATATCCACTACCATTGGTAGGTCTTAAGAAATAAGGATTGCTATTTGCCATATATAATCACCTACTTTCTTTTAATTATTTTCTTAATGTTGTAATATTGTTTACATTCTTATATTTATTTATTTCTAAATCTTGTGTCCATATAATTCCAGAATCTACTGTTTGATAATTATTCATATCTCTTACATAATCTAAAACCTCAGTTATATCATCTTTACCTTCAATATCAATATCAATAATCTTAGCTTTTCCTTTTGTATTAATGTGAGAATAATGATTTGTAGTTGCAATATTTTGACCATAGCCTTGCAATGTAATTCCACCATCTACATCAAACTTTATATTATTATTGTCTAAATTCCATTCTGAAGCATATAGTGTACTTCTATTCATAGAATTTGTATCTCTATTTTCTTTAACAACATTATATATAAAGGTTGATTGATTATTATCTGAATCAGTAATATAAATTATTAATGGATTATCTCCCACATTTAACTTTGTGTAATCTATTTGAAAATTTATATAATTAGTTAATGGAGATATGAAATCTGTACTAGTAATAATATCACTATTTATTTTTGCAATATATTTTATATTTTTATCTGCGATATGTTTGAATTTTCCATTAAATGTTACTAACTCTGTAAGTTCATACCACAAATTAGATGAATATATATCTAGTTGCTGAAAGTCTCCTATTTGTTTTGGATATGAATATGTAGATACTGGGATATTGTACTTATAAGCTAAATAGGTTTCTACTAGTTGCCTATCTGAATCTGTTAAGGCTGAATTATACACAATCAGTTCTGCAATATCTCCATCAGAAAATTCGCTAGTTGATAAATGTCCATTTAATGATAGTCCATTAGGTGCTGTTACTCCTGCTGTACTATTTGAAAATATAGTACCATTCTCATAGGCTTTTGAAGCTATTGATCCACCTTGAATGACACAATCATAAATATAAGGCGTTGTGTTTGAGAGTGGATTTCCTGAAGATACAGAAGTCCATCCTTCAAAATAAGATCTTTGTCTTCCTCCACTATGAAATCCTAAAAGCCAATTGTTAGATAGTCCAGACAACATTCTTCCATTTGTTACACCATTTTGTTTTGCAACATAAAAAACTGTTACAGGATTTGAAAAAGTATAAGCTAATGTCATTGTTTGTGTTGAGGAAGCAGTAAATCTAACTACTGGATAACCGTTCAATGCATTATATACTAATAGTGGTTGTTGTGTAGTAGCACTTTGTGTAAAGTTTAAATTATTACCACTTTTGTCATACCATACTGGTACATTACTATTATTAGCTAACCCCGTGCTATCTGCTGAAATCCATGTTTTTAGATTTGGTAATTGATTTGGTGAAAATTTTGTCATCTATAATCACCTCACAAACCATTGCATTTGACCTGACGTTTTTGCTTTTAAATTAGCTTGTTCTTCTTTTGCTAACTTACCATTATCTATTATTAAGAACTTGCCATCAATATCTTTATTAGAAGTTAGTTTCAAAGTAAAATACATTGGAGAATCTACAGTTGTAGGAATGCTACATATTGCTGAAAAGTTTAATACTAATCCACCGTCAAATTCTAATCTAGTTTTATATCCAAAATTATATTCATAAATATTTCCTATTAACTTTTGTCCTGCTCCACCAGTATGAGGGTTAAAATCGCTTATTACGTTTTTATATGTTATAATATCATTGAAAATTGTATAATTATTATTTGTTAATCTATATAAGTTACCATTGCATTCATACGCAAAGTCTATTATTTTCTCATTTATATTGAATTGACCATTAAGAGCATTAAAATTAAAGTAATATCCATGCCCCATCAATCCAAATTGTACTAATTTGTTTTTATCTATTAGATAAAAGTTATTTTCTCCTAACGTTGAATGTGAGAATTCTGTTAAATATGTATTATCATAATAGTTTGCAAACCAGATGAATTCTCTTTGATGTGTTGGAGAATTGAAATTATTAAAAAATCTTTTATTTTCTTTTAAGTCTAACATTGTATTGTTGCCTCCCTTTTGTTATTGTTTTAATTTGTTGATTTTGGGTATGATAAAAAGACTAAGAGTTTTTTTGAGGTTCTCTTAGTCTTTTATTGTGGTTATTTTGACGTATTTTCTATACAAATGAGTATCTGAGTCGAGTTTTGTAGGAATATGTCCCTGCAAGTGAAGCTGAAGGTACGTCATTTCTGAGCGATATTTTAATAAAGTTAGCTTTTGAAGTAGCTACTGCACCAGTATTTATAGCACCACTTATTTCGTAAATTTGAACAAAAGTAGTTGTGCCTAAGTTATATCTGTATGTAGAATTTCCTAATGCTGATGTTTTAACCCATATTAATCCATCAACTAATCCTGTACTAGGTTGAGTTGCACTTACAACTGCACCACTTAAAGAAGAGTAGTCTGCACAAATACTGAGAGCTGTTTCGTCCCACGCTGAAGTTCCTGAGTTATAAGTACCTCCTATTTGTGTGTAATTTGTCTCTGATGCAGATTCGCAACGAGCCGACGACCATTTTTCTGAAACGACCACCGAATCGCTAATTCCTCCAGTATTTGACTTTATTGTCAATTTTGCACTTTCGCAATTGCTGACAATACTGCTACCTGCAAAATTGTTAAAAAGATAAAATTGTAGTACTGCACTCGAACTTCCAGCATCAACAGTTCCGAAATCCGCCAAAGATGCAACACTAGAATCTGATATATTTCTCCATGAAATTATAGGTATAGCCATAATTAATCATCCTTCTTTCTTTTTAATTTATTTTTTTGTATAATAAAAAGAGATAGTTTTAAACTACCTCTTTAAATTGCTTTTCTTTTATTAAGTTTAATAGATATTTTGATTTTTCTATTTGGAAATCTGTCACTTTGTTTTTTCTATGTGGATATTTACCAAATGTTAAATTAACTAGTTTTTTCATAATATCATCAGCTATCATTTCATTTTCATTGATTATTTTTATTTCTATAAAATCTAAAAAATAATCAACAAAATCACCTTGGTAACTAATAAACCTACCCAATCCACTATATTCATTATTATTTTTTATTACTTTCTCTAATAGATTGTTACTAAATACATCTTTATTTAATTCATTACATATATCATATATAGATTTATGTGCTTTTTCTGTGTCCCAATATACATCAGAAAGTAATTTTTTATCAAATTTATCTGCAAATGTTTTATAAGTTTTATATCTTTTTATTACTTCTTCATATAACATTCTTTGCCCGATATCTCTTAAATGGCTACAGGATGGAAGAGTATTTTTATCTTCACTAAATTTCATCATTCTTTCTAATATTTGAGTATCAGATAACTTGTATGGTGGTAATAAATATTCTACTGACAACACTAAATCTTTATTTATAATAAAATCATTAAATATATTTTTTAATTCTGTTTGCATATGTTCAAGACCATTTATAAAAACATCGTGTTCTATTGATATATATTCTACATTATGTTTTTCATATAATATTTCTTTGATTTTTCTATTTTTATTATATGCTATTCCTAAACTAGACTTTAATTCTTTAGGGTATCCCCATACTTCACAATGAATAGTTTTATTATTTTCTAAATAAAAAGTAAAATCACTTCTGAATAATCCTTCTCCTTTTGGAAATGGAGATTGTTCTCTTTTAAATGAAATATTAAATCCTAACAAAAACATAGCTGTATAATATTCATAAACTGATCTATTAGACATACCACTATCATCAACCAATAAATCTTCTTTTTTATATCCCATAGTTTTTTGAATATTGGTCATACCTCCATGCATTTTACTAATTGAATTACTAATAAACAAAACAGATAACATTTCTTTAGTATTAGGAAATCTATTATTTTTTGATATAAAATATTCAATAACTTTTTGAACATTTTTTAAATCATAATATCCATCCTTTGTTATATCTAAGTCAAAAGTTTCTTTTACTTTTGTTTGAATTTCTAACGCATGTATTTCTTTTATTTTATTCTTACTACATTTACCACAAATATCTTTATTTTCTCTTATGTGTGTTTGATATCTTTTATTAATTACTGTCCTTATACCTTTTTCTAAACAATAATCACACAAACATTGCACTTCTGTATGAGAACCTTTTGGCACATCTTCAATTTTTACTTTTATTTTAGTACCCGTGGGAATTGACCATTTCTTCCATTTCTTTTCTCTAAGTATTTCATACCCCAATTCTTCATAATGCTTTACATTAGTTCCATTTAGTTCTACTTCAACTTCCTTTGTCAATAACATGTCCAATCATCTCCTATAATAATTTAATTTGTTATCCTAGCATTATATATGTAAAAAGGGAAGAGTATCTAGGATAATACTCTTATTGACATGGTTAATTACTCCTTGCTATCCCCTACTATAAATATACTCCTTTTGAGAGATATTGTCAAATAATTTTATATTAATTTATTATTTAAATCACTTCTATTTCAATTTCTAAATTTAATCCTTTCAAGTCACTAGCACCAATTAAATTAACTCTAAAATAATCACCAATACTAACAATATCAGAACCGACTAAATAACTTCCATCATCAACTACTTGTTCAGTTCTAATAAATAAGTTACTACTTAACACACTAGACCATGTATCTAGTTGATTTTTAAAATCACCCTTACTTATCTTTTCTACTATTAATTGTGTATCTACAGTCCCTATATTATTTGTACTTGCACTTATTTTAACTATCTTACCATTATAAGGACATCTAATTATTAGATCTTTTATCTTATCGGATACTTCAAAGAATTGAAATACAATTGTTTTTGTTGGTATTGATTTTAAAACTTTATTTCCATTACTATTTAAAGTTATAAATTTCACATTCATTCACCTACTCTAAATAAATAACTTCATCTTGTTCATACCTTATTGCTAATGTACTATCACTTGTATTAACACAATATCCCAATGGTTGTACGAATTTAGAAGCAGTTGTCATATCTGGTGTTGCAACTGCTTTACCAAGAGTTCCTAAGAAATAACTAGCACCATTTACTAGTCCTACTGTTGGCAAATAATCGTTCAATCCTTCAAACATGATTAGTACACTATCTCCAGCAATACCATTAGCAGTAGTAAAACCATGACATACTTTAGCTGAATCAGTTACATCAGCTAATCTTGCTTTGTAATCTGTTCCGTCTGTAAAAACATTTACCCAATCACCTGCTGATAATGGTTCTGATAAAGCAAAAATACATCCTACTTTTCCCACGGAAGTCGGAATCATAGAAATATCCACTTTTCCGTCTACGTTTAATCCTACAATTTTTCCACTGTCTGCTGAACCTAAACTTGTATCAACAGCACCTCTTAATATCTTTTTACCTGTGCTATCAATAGTTATAAATTTTTGTGTTGACATTATATCATCTCTCTTTCATCATTTAATTTGTTTATTCTAGTTCTACGCTTTCAGCAATATCAATTAATAGTTCACCATCATCATTAGTAAATACACCTATTTTTTGAATAAATTTTGATAAAAGCATATTTGGTGTCTTTGTTATTTCTCCTGTATTTCCACAATAAGCTATATCACCTGTTACAAAATTAGTTTTCCATAATGGATTTACTATTTTGCCTTTATTTCTAACATAAGATTTTTCACCTTCTGAAGATGTATTTATTGCTAGTCCTACAACTTTATTTGAACATACTACATTATTACAATCTGCAACAGCAACGGTATTGGCATTGGTTATAAAAACAACTTGTCCAATTAATACGCCACCTAAACCTGTTATATGCGTATCTATAGTTGAATCATTACTTCTTTTAGCTAACTCAACTATTGCTTCTAAAACAGTACTAAACCCTAATAATGTTTGCATTTCTTGAACTTTTGCTTGTCCAACAGATGAATCAGTATCTAACAATACTCCATTAAATTTTCTACCAAAGTTAGTAAAGTTATCAAATAGTCCATTTACTAAAGTTTGTAAATCATTAACAGAACCTACTATATTAGTTTGATCTGTTTTTAATGCTTTATTTAAAAAATCAAGAGAGTCATAAGGCATTAAGGTATTACTACTAGTATCTTCTGTTAAGATATCGGATTGTATCTGTTGTAAATCCGTACTTGAATCATAACTCATCTTATTCCTCCCTAAATTAATTTTATTATTTTAATCTTTATATCAGTTAAAGGTGCTGACAAAAATTTTATAACATTAAGTGATGACATATACCACTTGCCTACGTAGGTATTATTAGTTGCACTACTTTCATAATCTCTCATGGGTATTCTTTCATTTTTTTCTGGGATGCCACTATCTAAATCAGCTTTTACTCCAACAAAGTAAACTTGTATTTTTTGCGTAGTATAATTTGTTGCATTTAATACGTTTGAAGGACTATAACCTGTTACAGAAATCAAATTCAGACTCATTATTCCAACAGACCATGGAATTGTTAATTCAAAGTCATGTGCAGGTAATGCAATGGAGGCATCGGTTATGCTAAATGTATAATCACTCAATGCACCATTACTTACTCCATCACTATTAGCAATTGCACCACTACTAATATTCACTGTAACAGTATTTCCACTAACCATTCCACCAATAGGAATTATTAATTGATTTCCACTAATACTTACTGTTCCTTTATTTGCACCTGTTACAACTATTTTACTAGTATCTAATAAAGTACAACTACTTTGATTAATTGTATAAATTATTTGTGTAGTATTCTCAGGATAACTAGTAGATGTTGAAGCTGTTAAACTAGGTGCAGATAATATTGCTCTTGTTGTAAAACTAGCAGTTACAGTATTTGTATTATCTGCTGTACCACTACTGTTAATTCCATCACCATTGTTAGTAACAATTCCATCTAACACACTTACAGAGTAGGTAGTGGAGTATGTTATATTACTCAAAGGTATATGTAATGTATTTGATGATAAAGTAGCTATTCCAACAGTTCCACTAGGACTAATACTTACTCTACTACCATCTTTTAAAGTTGTACCTATTGCATTTGAAACTCCGAAAGTAATTTCACTCAATGTAATTTGTTGATTGGTTAAACCATTGCTACTACTCTGTTGTACAATAGGCTGACTTACATTTCCTGCTTTTGTTTTAAAAGTTGCTGTTATTGTATTACTATTTAACGTACTTCCACTAGTTGTAATATTATCACCATTATTTTGAACAATTCCAGCCAATATACTTACTGTATAGGTTGTACCTGTATTCAATCCACTCAAAGGCACATGAATTGCATTACCTATTAAAGTAGCTGTTCCTATAATTCCGCTTGGATTACTTGTTACTTTTAATCCATTCACAAGTGTCAAACCAATAGCATTAGAAACATCAAACGTAATTTCACTCAATGTTGTTAATTGATTTGTTGCGTTATTAAGATTACTTTGTAATATTGTAGGTGCAGACACAACAGGTCTATCTATAGTTGTAAATGTACAAGTCACACTATTTGTATTAGGATTATTACTTAAAGCAGAAATTCCATCTCCATTATTTTGAATTGCACTAGCATTTATTGATATACTATAGGTTGTTAAAAAATCTAAAGTAGTTACAATAGGAATATGTATAGCACTTCCACTTATAGTTGGTGTACCTATTACAGCATGATCACAAGTTATTTTTGTACTATCTTTAATTGTTGTACCAATAAAATTACTAATAGGAAATACAACTTCTGTCAAAGTTCTTGATTGATTACTTAAACCATTAATACTAGAATTTTGTACTATTGGTGGAGTAACTAATGTAGGCTCAGTTATAAAACTTGCACTTATACTTGCATTAGGACTTGTACCGAAAGTATCAACATTGTCACCATTATTAACTATTAACCCACTTTGAAGTGTTATGGTATAAGATGTATAATAAGCCAAAGTCGATATTATTGGAATATGAATTGTTTTAGTGGCTAAATTTAAAGTTGGTGTCCCTATTACTCCTGTTTTATTACATGTAATTTTAGTAGCATCAGCTAAAGATAAATTAAAATCGTTAGAAATTTGGAAAGTTATCTCACTTAAATTTACTGAAACTACATTTGTATTGTTGATTGCAGATTGATTTATAATTGGATTTTGGGGCTTCGGCTTTGTAGTGGTCGAAAAACTAGTTGTCACACTATTTGTATTTGTAGCACTATTTAAATTATTAATTCCATCGCCATGATTTTCAACTATATTCGCTAATATTGAAATTGTATAAGTAGTTGAATACTCTAGTTTACTAGTCAAAATTGGAATATGTAATACATTTAAACCATCTAAAGTAGCAGTACCAATAGTTGCACTTACTCCACTACTTGATATAGTTGCTTGTGTTCCATCTTTTAATGTCATTGCAATAGCATTTGAAACAGGGAACGTAATTTCCGTAGTATATATATTTTGTTCTGTTAAACCATTCATTGATGATTGCAATATTACTGGTTTACTAATATCAGGTGCTATTGTTTTAAATGTACATGATACTGTATTTGTATTTGGAGATGTTCTAGCTGTT